GTATTTTCAGATTCTATTAATTTGTCGTTTATTTTTTTCACAGTATTATCCATATCACGATTGTAAGTTATAATAACAAAATGTCAAATAAAAAACCCCACAAAAATGTGTGGGGGGGGGGGGGGTTATATTAATACAAACGAACAAAAGAAATTATTTAATATTCTTCATGGCCGGTGTAGCTTTGTGCCATGGCACTTCAATTACAGGCACACCTTGACCTTGATTCCATCTGCCAGCTTGTTGTTGAGCTTGAGCTTGAGGTTGTGGTGGTTGTTGTGATTGTGCCATTTGTTGGGCTGCTGCCATAGCGTTGGCTGTGCCTGGATTTGTGCTAGGGACGCCTAGTACTGGATTTTGTGTTTTGATACCTAAATAAATTGGACCTGGCATAATAAACCTTTCTTTAACTATAAATAGTTTTACTTTTCTTCATTGAACAAAAAATTATCACTTATCATACTATATAAATAATCTTTATGACGATCATAATCCAAGTGATCTTCTAGAGGTATAATACGATTATCATCACAACAATGACAATTCATATGAATATAGTTATTTTTTAAAACAGCCAGTTCGTCACAATAATTACAGCGTATATCAATCATACACTATATAGTATCATAAACTTATCATAAAGTAAAGATACTATAGTGTTGTTCACTGAATTGTCACAAATCACTAAATCTCTTTCTTACCGTCAGTAAATACTAGATATTCTTCTAGATTTGTATCAATACAGAGATTGTTTGCATCAAGTGGATTCATAAAGCCTTCTGACTTATGACATTCAATCTTTTGGGTCAAACTTCATAACACATAATTCTACAAATTTTTTGTATATTGTCAATATTAAAAAACCGCCAATTTATTATTGGCGGGTGTTTATTTTTTTTTTATCTTTACGATTCCAATTTATTGCATCATAATTAGAATCATATTCACTTTTTTTCACCGGTCTGGGTTTCGATCCTTTCCCAGCTTGTTTGTTCTGGTTGTTCATAAAATTGTTGATATCCTTTCTCTACGGTACTAAAGAATAAATCTCGTTGATAAAGATCTTGAGATGTATCCTTATCACTACGCATAAATTTACTATTTACATGGCTAATTTTAAGTCCACCTACAACAGTTGGATCTTCTTCATATCCCACAAATAATACGCTAAATAAAACATTATCTAATACATCATCAAATGTGGTATAGGGGTTGTCTTTTATATATACAATATCTTTTTCACTCCACTGTCCGTCTATTCTTGGACATACACAAAGTTTGTATTCATTTTCAATTAAAGCTTTAAATATAAAAGCGTTTGGTTTGGTTGATTTGTTCATAATTTTATATATTTTTTAGTATCTAAATCGATGTAACATTGTTCACAAAATTGTCCGCCGCCTTCTATATAATTTTTTCTAAAATCAATATGTTCGTTAACAGGAACATCGGTTTCAATATTACAAATAACACATTTTTCAAATTGTGTCGTAATACAATTAATATCTTTTTTTATTATAGCATTCATTTCCAAAAAACTTGTAGTATAACAATTAAAGCGCTTAGTGCAATTAATGTTAATGTTTTTGTTGTTATTCGTTCATTAAAATAAATAGTAGTCAGTAGTGTGAACATAACAATTCCTATACTGAATGTTAGTATTCTATTTGGCCATATTTCGCCTTTAAAATGTTCAGTTATAAACCGAATAGCATGTATAGATGCCCATGTGCAAGGAACGCTTAACAGTATCAGTATAGTTTGATGCTTTTTAAAAAAATCGTTGATAAATTGACCGTACAATTGGTGCCAAGCAATTATATAAACAATGATTAAAAGTGATATTCCGTAGAATAATTTCATTAATGTGTGTCTACAAACCCAGGAGTTTTGTCACCTACCCAAGCACAAGCTTGATTGAATTCATGAAAATCCACAGCTTCGTGATATGACATACCATCTTTCATCAGTTTATTGATAATCTTCTGAGTATTATATACAACATATGTTGACTGAGTGCCGGCTCTATAACCAATACCTACAATACAATCATCATAACCATCAATTGTAAGTAATTCGTTGTCTTCAATAATTTCCATTATATTATTTTTCATAATCGCCACGCATTTCTTTGTATGATATCTTTTTAAATGTTAAAGCATCTCCTATATGGATAAATCGTTCCATATCAGTTGGCCACGGATGTTTTATAGCAAATATAGCACAAGCCAACGATAGATATAAAAAAATACAATAATTAACCACGGAATTGTGTTCTTAAATACTTTTGTTTCATAACTTAACTATTATTTAGATTTTAACTTCTTCTCCAAGTATAATACAAATTTTTTCATGGGTCTACCTTTTTCAAATGAATCGCACATAAATTCTGCCTTTATGACACGTATACCTTCTTTTCCATAGTCATTCATTACATTCTCAAGTTCGCCGTAATCAAGCACCGTGTGTATTTTTATAATATGTCTGTATTTCATATGGCTACTTCAAATCACAAAGCGAAGCATTGCTGCTTCGCTTTGTGATTTGTTATATTTTATATTTTATGGGTTAGTCTCGATCAACCACACCGTCATCGTAGCCGGCCTGATAACCTTTCTTCCAGGCATCGGTATACTCGTCTTTGGTGACAACACCTTCAACAAAAGACTCCAGATCAACCTCTTGGTTGCAGAAACGATTGTGGTTCATACTGTCGTCATAACCAGAGTCAAATCCGTCGGCATATGCTGAGTCCAGCACGCCCTCAACAGTGACTTCACCGTCCACTTCACCGTCCACTTCACCGTTCACTTCACCGTTCACTTCACCGTTCACTTCACCGTTCACTTCACCGTCCACTTCACCGTCCACTTCACCGTCGCGGTCGATTTCATCATCGCAATAAGCATCGCAATAATTGTCGTTGAGCGGAACCTCAAATTCACCCACAACCTTGTAGGCGCAAGCACGAAGCTTCTGACACTCACAATCCGTAGGAATGCTGACCACATTGGCGGGGTTGATTTCAACAATCACAACCTTGCCACCAGCACCAAAACCGGTGGCATACTCGACGCTACCGGCGTGAAGACCCTTGCTGCAACCCACTTCCTTGTTGTCACAGACCTGATTGCGCTTCACAATGATGGTCTCGCCGACACCGTTGAAAATCTTGCCGTCAACCACCTTGCCTTGAAGCACTTCGATGTTGCCAGCAGTTTTGCTGAAGTAATCGCTCTGCACACCCTTGTAGGCAAGGAAGTTACCGTCGGGAGTGATAGGCATGTTCTTGTGCTCAAGGAACTTGTAAAGCTCGCTGGTGGCACGACTCGACGGATTCTCGTAGAGCTTGTTGATGAACTTGAGCAACGGAATGACCGGAAGCTTTTCCTTGATGAAACCAAGGATGCGCTCAACAATAATTCCCTCAAGCAGCAGATTGCCATAATAAACGTGACCGTTCTCGACTCGGACCTTGCCCTCGGCAAAATTCTCAATCGACTTGGCGACGTTGCACAAACTGTGAATGCTGGCTTCGTCGTTGTTGCGAACCGCCTCAAGCACAGCATCGTAATTGGGATGGCTGCGAGCGAGCGTGTAAACCTTGTTGCCGGAGTCGTCAATAACAACCACGGTGATACTGTTGGTGCTGATACTGGTACTAATCATATGTTTATTTTTGTTTTTTTGTTTAGCCGACCTACTTTATTCGTCTTGTTATAATCTTACACCTTCTTGGTGGTGCTGTCAACAAAATTAATATAGTTGACAATCTCATCAACGACTGACGCCTGAAGCATGGTGTCGATATTGTTCCAATTGAACGACATAATCAGAGTCTTGAGCATGGGATACTTGGCAGCAATCAAATTGAAACCGTTCTCAATTTTTTGCTTGAGAGCCTTTTGGTGATAGGTTTGAACACACGACACCTTGATACGCTCCAGAAGTTTCATCTTTTCATTGGTGCTCTCACTAATCTCGGGCATTATCTTATACAGATCAGAAAACATATTGTCATGAGTCAGACGAGTCACAAACTGATTGAGCACACCCTTATGGATGTAGAACAGATTCAGATCGAACTTCTCGATGCGCTCATTCATAAGTGCAGAAAATACATACTCATCCTTGTTGAGATTCTTCAATTCAGTCTCAATATAATCAACAATGTTGGTCCAGTTCGACTTGTTTTGGGCAAACTTTTTGCCGTTGATAATCGTCGTACCAAAACCATGCACTTTGTTGATGTGCGTCAGATTCAAAATACGCTCGTAATGCAGTTCATTCACAACTCCCATAAACATACACACACCCATCTTCTCGCCATTGATGGTAACAGACTCGTTGTTGCTGTAATCCAAATAGTATCCAGATTCAGTCTTGAGGTTCACCTCGGAACGATATTCCCAGAGTTTGTCAAGAGTATTGCGACTGTAATAGCTAAAGCGGTTGGTGGGATTGAGAATACCGCACTTGACGGTATTATCCTCCAGCTTTCCAGTGCTTTTACGCTTAGGAATGAGCGGCTTGAACTTGGCAAACACGTCGCTGAACTTCACGATTGTAGCACCAGACATATCATTCTTGGCAAAGAACGAAGTCTTGACAGCATCATTGCCGAAGTACAGAACATACAAACGTCCAATGTTGTTGGTGCCAATGTACCACTTGAGGCACTGCTTGACGTGCGTTTTGCGGTCCATATCCATAATCATGATCTGGTTACGATCACTCGCAGTAAACCTGAAAAGATGATTGGTATGAGAGGCAGTCTCAATGTTGAGCTTGTTGCGGACGGTCAAGCTGTAGGCATAAACGAGCGGATCAAACGCCTTGGTGAAATTCTTGACTCGTTCTTCGATGTTAACCTTGCCTAGATTGCGATCCCACTCGTTCATACCATCATAATTTGGATTCAACACGTTGACACCGTTGAACGTCAGCTTGGGCTTCACAAGCTCAAAGATAAGCTCAAGGTTTTCCAGCAAGCCATAATTGCTCAGATACCGGTCTCCTTTGACCTGACGGCTGAACACACAATTGATATTGCACTTATATTCCCACAACGTCTTGGCAGAATTTATCTGCGCAATCAAAATGTTTTCAAGCTCGCCGCAAATCTGCTCCAGTTTCTTGACGATATTGCTAACAGTATGCTCGGTGTACTGCAAAGCCTCACGGCTGGGAGCCATCTGAATTTCACCAATCTTGAAACGAATCACCACGCTGTTGTTGGTGATAAATCGCACAATGCTGTTGGTGCGAAAGTCGCAACGATTGTTCTTGTTCAGCGTTTCCATAACCAAATCCCACTGAATAGGATACGAAATGTTGCCCATGATGGCAATAGCCCGATGGTTTCTGGCATAACTGTTCTCAGTATCCACCACCTTCCAGTCACCACCGTCAATGATCACAACATCGGTGGTCTTGGTTTCCTGCTCGGAAACACCAACAATGTGAGGCTGGGTCTGCCAATACTTGAAGAAATTTATGCTCTTGCTCTTGAAAACAGCTTCGTCGCCAGTCTTGACGGGAATGCTGACCTCGATACCAGACGGATCGTTGCTAGGCTCGCTGTAGAGCTTCACCATTTCACGCACGTCGCTGCCCTTGACGGCGTTGTAAACCGTCTTGGTGCCGTTCTTCCAACTGGTTACAACAAAATTGTCACCATAAGCAAAACCGCTTTTGCTGCCGATACCAAGCTGACCGATATAGTCGTCGCTGTTTTCCTTGGTAGATTCACCATAGGACGTGTAGACCTCATGGATTTCCTGCTCGGTCAATCCATTTCCGTTGTCACGCACTTTGAACTCGGGACTGAGCCGACTAGGCATATTCACCACGATGGGCACATCACGCTTGCCAGCTTCCACGTTGGCATCATAGGCGTTACAGCTATACTCACGAATAACTGCAAGAATCTTGTCGGAATAGATGTCATTCTCAACAATATTGATGATCTTGGCAAGATTCTTTTGACGAATCGTGAAGCCAGACGAAGTGAGGTTCGGACTGTTGACTACCGTGTTCTTTGAAGCAATAGTTTTCATTCAGATGATGCTACTATCCGGCAAAGACATTTTCGTAGGTCCAAATGATTTCATTGTTTATTGTTGTTACCAGTTTAAATTGGTGCGCCCGGAGGTAGTTGCAACCTCACCATTGACAGATTAAAAGTCTGCTGCCGGTCTACTGTGGCTTCAAGCGCATTACAAATTTTAAATTAATTATACTTTATTTTTCTGTCTTGGTCAGCATCAAATCTTACTACAAGCCAACCATCTTGTCTACTAAATTCGTCTTTTCTACTATCTATTTTTTTTTAACTTTTTCTGTTTTATGTGTACCACCATCTATTTCTACATCAATCTTTTCTTTTAACCAAGCAAAATCATATTTATATATACTGTTTCTGTATTCTTTGTTTGGTGACCCCCTTCGGTTAAAGGCCGAGGCAGTTCCGCCATTCATAGATGTTCCAGAGGAGTGCTTCTCCCACCATGCGGTAAAGAACAATCGCTTACTACTTAACTATCTTAACATTCAATTTTCAAAGATCAAGAACTTTTAAAAAGTTCTTGAGGTAACTTATAAATATTATTAGTATTTGAAAAATTACCAAAAAAGTGGTAGCCCCGGCAGGACTCTAACCTGCAACCCTTCGGGTAGAAACCGAGTACTCTATACAATTGAGCTACGAGGCCAACTTAAAATAATTATTACTTACCCTTTTTAATTTGATTCTGAGCTTTTTTCCCAAGTTCAGTCAGATCAAACAGCGGTTCACCATCTTCGGTAAACCCAATTATTTCAACAAGACCTTCCTTGACAAGATCGTCTACGGTGTTTTTTACTTCAGTCAAAGCAATCTCTTTATAAAGAATGTCCGCTTCTTCTTCAGTACACTCCATCTCTCGCATCAATGCATCAATGCATTCTCTCTTTTCACAGTCAGCATAAAGTTTATCTACATCAATACTCGCACAACGCTTCAATAGCTCATCAATTGAACCAGTAAATGTACCCTTTTGTTTAGAACGATCCATGATATATAATTATTAATTATTTAAATTATTCGCCACGAATATCTTCAGAAAAGTCAGCAGGAACATAGCTCGTATGACCAGACTCCATTGGCACATTCTTATAATATCGTTCAGCCCTAACAGCAAGTTTGTTCATAACCTTGTAAACCGAACGAGGGGTCATAACCTTGTTACCCTGACCAGTATCAGCACGACCAAGTGCAATTTGGTATGCACGACTCTTATTGAATCGGTCCCCAGCCTTTGTATTAGTATAACTCCAACCAACTCGGATAGTATTATCAATCACAGTAGCAATTACCATACCACGGGGTTGACCCTTACGATCCCGAACGAATTGAACCAGTGAATTATTCTTCATATGTTTTAGTTTTTTATTTTTGATTTACTTGTGTGCCAACAACAAAACCACTATAACACGGGTGGTCACAGTGGTCAAGTGTTTTTTTAATGATGTTTATCTTGTTTAGTATGATTTTTATAAAAATATTGATTTTACATTCCAAACTTGGTTCCCAACTTGGCTCTCAACTTGGTTCCCAACTTGGCTCTCAACTTGGCTCCGAACTTGGTTCCGAACTTGGTTCCCAACTTGGTCCCCAACTTGGTTCCGAACTTGGTTCCCAACTTGGTTCCAAACTTGGTTCCCAACTTGGTTCCAAACTTCGTCCAAAACTTGGTTCCGAACTGGTTGAATTTGTTCTTCGGATAATGTCATAAGTTCATTCTTGAACTTGGCTCCAAACTTGGTTCCAAACTTGGTCCCGAACTTGGCTCCAAACTTGGTTCCGAACTTGGCTCCAAACTTGGTTCCGAACTGGTTGAATTTGTTCTTCGGATAATGTCATAAGTTCATTCTTGAACTTGGTTCTAAATTTGGTTCCGAACTTGGTTCGGTTCCAAACTTGGTCCCAAACTTCGTCCAAAACTTGGTTCCGAACTGGTTGAATTTGTTCTTCGGATAATGTCATAAGTTCATTCTTGAACTTGGTTCCGAACTTGGTCCCGAACTGGGCTCCAAACTTGGCTCCAAACTTGGTCCCGAACTTGGTTCCCAACTTGGTTCCCAACTTGGTTCCGAACTTCGTCCAAAACTTGGTTCCAAACTTCGTCCAAAACTTGGTTCCGAACTGGTTGAATTTGTTCTTCGGATAATGTCATAAGTTCATTCTTGAACTTGGTTCCCAACGTGGTTCCGAACTTGACCCCGAACTTGACCCCGAACTTGGCTCCAAACTTGGTTCCAAACTTGGCTCTCAACTTGGTTCCGAACTTGGCCCCGAACTTGGCCCCGAACTTGGCCCCGAACTTGGCCCCGAACTTGGTTCCGAACTTGGCTCCGAACTTGGTCCCCAACTTGGTCCCCAACTTGGTTCCGAACTTGGTCACAAACTTGGTCACAAACTTCGTCCAAAACTTGGTTCCGAACTGGTTGAATTTGTTCTTCGGATAATGTCATAAGTTCATTCTTGAACTTGGTTCCAAATTTGGTTCCAAATTTGGAACCAAACTTCGTCCAAAACTTGGTTCCCAACTTGGATCCGATCTTGGTTCCCAACTTGGTTCCAAACTTCGTCCAAAACTTCGTCCCAAACTTGGTTCCCAACTTGGATCCGAACTTGGTTCCCAACTTGGTCCCAAACTTCGTCCAAAACTTGGTTCCGAACTGGTTGAATTTGTTCTTCGGATAATGTCATAAGTTCATTCTTGAACTTGGTTCCAAATTTGGTTCCGAACTTGGTTCGGTTCCAAACTTGGTCCCAAACTTCGTCCAAAACTTGGTACCAAGTTTGGCCAAACGTGGTTCCGAACTTGGGTCCGAACTTGGTCACAAACTTGGTCACAAACTTGGTTCCGAACTTGGATCCGAACTTGGTCACAAACTTGGTTCCGAACTGGTTGAATTTGTTCTTCGGATAATGTCATAAAAAGGGATTTTTATATAATCCCTTAAAACTGTCTGTCATTATTTTGATTACTTATACATACTCAATCAGCAACATTTCTGATAGCTTCTGGAGTGTATTCTACTTGAATGACTTTACGGTATTTACCCTTTGGAAGAGTGATAGTATCGTGTTCTTGATGAGTTAAATCGGCAGATTCATCATTCACCTCAAAATAATCTGCCAAGGCATCTGAGTCATCCGCGTATCCAACAGCACCATCTGAAATGCTATGATGATGTCCGGTGACTTCTCCAAGAGCAAGAGTCACACGTTTTGTTCGGTTCAAATTGTTAGGAATTTCATTGATTGGCAGAATCAAGACATCACCTTGACGATATACCGATTTTTTATTTGATTTTTTGCACATATTATTTCCTTTTGTGTTTGTGTGTGTTATGATAGCCGTTATTGACTATCAGCATATACATAGTAATAAAAACCCTACCGATTTATTTTATTTTCAAATATTTCGGAGTAGTAGGTTTCCAAAAAAGTCCAGTACACTCTTGTATGATTTGTTAGTTATTGATTAAGTTTGAATATCACAATTATAGTCTTCTGGTTTATTAAAGAGCATGCTTCCATCCTTATTTCTCCATGTCGAAGCTACAGCAGCGTGTGCAGTTTTGATTCCACCATAAGCGTTAGGGTCAACACGAATAAAATAATCCTTGAATGTTCCATCGGATTCAATAGTAGAATTAACAACTTTTACCATCATCAATGGCTCGTCATTGCGTAAGTCTTTTCGATATAATACACCAAAATCGTCCTCATGAATTTTAACTGCACAACTTTCAATCAAGAAGTTGGCTTGTCCATATATCTCAATCATCACACGCCGAACTTCAGCATTAGATTCTTTTTCGATGTCATCAGCAGTGAAATCACGGTCAATTATCTTTTTGGTCACGCGAACACCGTGAATAAAAAAGACATCAGCACCAATACCTAGATATCTGACGGCAGCACCATCAGCATTGTGTAAACGACCGGCGTTGTCACGATGAATTTCAAGAGGCCGGTGCTGAATGATAGCCACGTCCTTCAACGGAGTCCACCAACCGCAAACTTTGCTAAGATCAATAAGCGGTTTAACGAGATTAATTGCAAGGTTGCATTCATTTATAAAAAAATCATAGTAACTCAACCAATACTCTTGAAACCCATACGCCTGATTAGAAATGGACAATTTACTCTTTGTATTCCCAGTATTACTACTCTTAATTTGATTTTGTATTTCTTCCAAGACCATTTGATTCAAATGCGCCGGATTGTTGAACTGTTTTTTTTCTTTGCTAAATTGGCCAATAATGTATTCTGCTACTGCGGCTTCATACGGATTATTTACTGGACCGATAAAATAAGTAGGAGAAGCAAGGCCAACCACTTCGTACGCTTTCTTGATTTGATTTACGCATTCCAAAAAGTCAATCTCATCGGTATTGATTCCAATATCAACCCATTTTTTAACGTATCCGGGCAAATTATCTTGTTGCAGTTGAGTCAATTTTTCAATCATAGTTTTTTGATTTACTTGTGTGTACCAATAACAAGACCACTATAACACGGGTGGTCACAGTGGTCAAGTGTTTTAATACACGGAACATTAACTTTTTATTTATTTATTATTTCTTACAGATGAATTGATTATATACATTCTCCGCTCTTTCAACCGCAGTTTGTAGAGGAAAGTCGCCCAAATATTCTATTTGTTTTCCACTCTTTTCTGCATTACGTTCAGCAATATCTTTCTTTGTGAACCACTCATTTTGAGTGATGGTGATCATTTCTCTCAATATATCCCAACGTAGTTCGTAGGGAGTTTTATTATTATCTGACATATATTTCCTTTTGTGTTTGTGTGTGTTATGATAGCCGTTATTGACTATCAGCATATACATAGTAATAAAAACCCTACCGATTTATTTTATTTTCAAATATTTCGGGGTAATAGGTTTCCAAAAAAGTCCAGTACACTCTTTTGTGTTTGTACCACATGTTTACCGTTCCAATTTTGTCCTACAGCAATAAACCCTGCATCAATATCTTTAACGATGTTGGATTCACCCATAGTAGAATGTCTGTTTTCAATCCAAGTTAACCGTTTGATAATTTGTCTAGTTTGCTTTGCATGGTTGTGCCACGAATTACTTCAGGTGTACCACCATTGTCTCTATTAAAATAACGTTTATAATTACTTAAAGCTACATCCAATTTAGCTTTATCAATTGGTTCTTTAGATATTATATTTTTTATTATTTTTAAGTTATTTACAACCAAAACATTTGTGTCGCGTATAACTTCATCTATTAATTTTAATAAAGATGGATCCACAGCTTCTTTAACTTGTGGTTTAGCTAAATCTTCGATAATCTGTGTCAATCGTTTTGCGGTCCAAGGTCTACCTTTTCCAAATAGTTTATCGGCTTCTGGATTTGGAACAAGACTATACCACTTTCCACTCTTGGTCTTCTTAAGCAAACGATACGCATCATTTTGTTTGTCAGATGGTACATTATAAAAATACAATGTTTTACCAGTCAATGATTGACGAGAACTGTGTGAAGAAGTACGTTTACGAATACTTGGTGTGTATCCAAATGATCCTTTGAAATCACGCATTGCATCATAAAAATTATCACTATCATTGTCTGCTAATCGTTGAAGATAGTCCAACATCTTATCTTCATTGTCATTCCATCCTTCATTTAGTTTGTTCTTTAACAAACCTGAATGTTTTGCAAATGTTTCGTTTAGTTTATCGCTCATAAGTTTAAAATATTCCTATAAAGTATAAATATATACAAAAAATAAAACCCATCAAATTAATAATGGGTTCTATTGTTTATCATACCCTCACATTGTTCAGCAAACCAAAAAAAAGTCCTCGTCAAAGCTATATTGAAAACTTTGATCGGTTGCACGATTAAACGCATCAATAACAATTCTACCCTTAACTTCTTTTTGTCTACCTCTAAACTCAAAGTTTGGATATTTTTGTTTTATGTTGTCTGGAACATGTATAATCATTCTTCGCCTTTATCAAACAGTGATGCAACTCCAACATAAATCAAAATCAACATCATACCAATAATTGATGGAGGAACATTTTTCCCAAAAAATATTCTTCATAAGAACAATGCTTGTATACTTTTTAATTTACGATTTAATTCTTTATTTTCTTCTCGCAATCGTTCAACCTCTTGAGATAGCTTAGCGTTTTCTTCATGTAAATTTCTGATATTATCCATTAGATTCGCTAAAATTTGCTCATTTGAATCTGGTTCCATAACTTATTCTACCTTTACATATACAGTGTCAACATCAATTAAAAAATTTTTCAATCCATGTGGATACATTGTATATTTCCAAACTTTTTCTCTTTCCTTGAAAACGTGTCCGTTAATATAACTGATACCTTGACTGGTCTTTACCTTATCACCGATACGATATTGTGGCGGACAATCCTTTAGGCTCTTAGAATATAATTCTTGATTGTTAATCATTATTAAATCATAACACAATCAATATAAAAAGTCAATAACAAAAAAAGTGGTTTTACCCACCTTTAAATTTATTTATTATTGACCTACATGCGGTAGATTTTTGGTGTCCAGATACTCTGGTTCGAGACCAATCATTTCATTTACAGTTGACTTAATTGCCGACTTATAAATGTACTCACTGTACGAGTCATTCATTTGCAATTTACGATCCACAATCTTACTTTTTAGATTATCAATAACCTTCTGAGTAGTCTTCATAATTGTCCCACTTATTATTTTGTTTAACTGACCTTTGATTGTGGCCAAACTTCTTAGACTTTTTGGCTCCACCCTTACCGTAGTTGTCCCACTTATCCCTACGATTCTTATCTTTCCAACTCTTTCCCATGTTAGTATTTATCTTTAATAATAAATATATTTTAAATTTAAAAGGTCATATATTTTTATTTGTATATAACCCCCAAATAATTTTTTAAGAAGCAATCTTTTCAGTTACATTTGCAGTCTGTGACTGCACGAAGGTATAAGTAGTACTAGGCTTACCACGCTTACCACTCTTAAATGTACCAGTGATTACATATCGCCCCTGTTCAACATTTCGTTTAACATACATCCTAACAGTAAGAGCCTTAACATTGGTGTTTAGGTTGATCAAATCAACAACCGTAAAAGCACGGTCAGTGATTTCGTTTAGTTGAGTAGGCTTACGCCCAGTCTTATTTGTATTGCTCATTTTATTTATATTTTTTTATTTTGTTTACCGACTACAACTTCATATTACCACACAATTATCTTTTTGTCAACGACCATTTTGATGTGACTCCATAATTAGTGAAGTAACTAGATTTCCAAAACCATATCGTCTGCCATTTTTATCAAATGTAGTATTTGTACTTTTATTATAATATCCTACATTACGACCATTAGAGTCGTGTGCATAAATGACATTGCTCATTTCGTTGTAATATCCGGCCCTACGACCATTACCATCATATACAGTTTGTGTACTCATATTTTTATTTATTGTTAAATATTGTTACAGTTTCTATAAAAAGACATCACGATTCCGCTAGTTGTTCCAACATTCAACGAACGTACACTACCAAAAGCTGGGACGGTAATAATAAATTCACTGTTTTCAAGAATATAATTGCTCAATCCCATCTTTTCTTCTCCAAATACGAACATTGGCTTGTCAACTCCAGAAAACACCCATTGATTGAAAATAGATACGGTCTTATCACTGTGCTCTGGGATGTTATTCTCGACAGAAATAATGGTGTAAGAATTCAACTTACAATAAGTAATGAAGTCTTCTTCGGTCTTAATATGCTTAAGATCGGTGTAATGATGCGTTCCAACCGTACCACGACGGTCCCACTTCTTGGATCCCCCTACATAAAATGCTTCCTTGAATCCAAAAAAATTGGCATTACGAACCAAGGTGGATAGATTAAAATCTCCACCAACGTGCATCATTGCAGCCCCTGCATCAATACATGTATTCTTACAGTAACTCTTGATTTCGTCTACAGAACTAGACTTAAGATGATCCAAAACATTCATAGTACCTTTACTGTAGTAAAGATTTTATAGAATGTCAAATCTTTTTATTTTTCAATTTTTTTGAAGGTTTTGTTCCTTTTTCTGCATTAGAAGGTGAAACTTCATCAACCATTGTCAGTTGATTCTGATCAAATTCTTTTTCAGCGTTATAAATAACACCCCTCACAAAATCTGTTAAAATACCACTCCAGTTGTTTTTTTTACTATCCTCTTTGACCGCCAATTGTTTCCGCTTAGGCAATTGATTAAACAACTTATCGTATGCAATTTTATATTGTTTAGATGTCATGTATAATAAATATTAAAATGATGTGGTCAAACGACTTGCATATCCCATATTACTCGATTTACCCATTCGATAACTCACTTTAGTATAGTTATCAAACGCTTTTTTACTGGTCACTACAATAGCACCAGCAGTTTTGTGTCCATAACTGACATAACCATATTTTTTATTTTTAATAGCATGTTTGTCTCCACAGTCAAGACACACCTTGTATCCCAAAGCATGACGCTCAGAATGAATTTCTTTTCCACATCCACAGTTAATCATATAGTCATCATACCACAAATTTCATGGAAGTCAAAGAAATAAAAAAACCCGCCGAAGCGGATTGAAATTAATAATTACTTTCATGAACGGATTTTACTATTGACAACTCTCTTTCAAGTTTACCAATATACTCCATTAACTCCTTATTTTTAATATTTAATCTTTCTTCTTTTGACAATTCTTTATTTGTGCTTCTTTTTTCTTGTAAGATATCGTTTAATCTATTTAAAGTTTCAATAACTTCGTGATTATCACTAGCATTTATAATATCATATGCCCAATTTTCCGCCGAATCCTCTGGATTAATTTCGTTGATGTCCGGATGAATTTTTAATAGTTCATCAACAATATTAGTAACATATGTATCTTGAACTTCCGATAGTTTTCTACCAACCTCGGCATACATTAAAATTTTTTGTCCATTTTTATTCATAAATTATTCTCCTTTTTTAAAACTAGTTTTCATATCTTTAATTAGTAAGCTGATGTCCTCAAGACTTCTAATTCTATCTCTATATATAAAATTTCGGTTTTGACTCGTTCTTCATCAATGAGTTTTATTGGGTCATTGATTTTTTTCATAGTTATTGTAGGTTTTGTTCTTTCAAATTCGTTTGGATTCATGTTATCTATATTCCTCCCTTAGTAGTCTCCATCTAGCACTATCGATCTCAACAAATCCACTGTTTATTCCGATTATTGTTGATATTATCTCCGATAAGCTATTATATACATATCTGTGAGGCAACATTCCCAATATCCATAATGGACATTTATTTTTTCCACCTTCTACGCTTAAGAATATGGGTTTCTTTGATCTATTAGCGGTTACTAATTCTTCCGCACTTCCCCAACTAGCAACTTCTGGAAGAATATGTGCAATAATAAAATCACTTCTATCTACCAAATTTAAATCGTAAATGCGAATTTCTTTCATTCTTTCTTGCACATCATCATATTTGTTGTTAGATATCAGTTCTGACAACGACTTTCTGATTTCATATCCTTCAGCCACATCTTTAATAAAAGGTTTGTCATATGGATCGAATACCGTAATACCCATTGGGGACAATTGTTGTCTAACATATCGTCTCCAACTAGATCCATCCGCATATTGCATATGTCCTACAAGGTAGGTTTTTGTTTTATTTAGTAGATGCACGTAAAAACTCTTTTAATTTTTTTTGATTCTCAATGTTTAATATCACAAAATCTGACCACGGTCTTCCATGTCTAATGATTTGCCAGCACCATCTTAGTCTTTCTTTCCAAGACAAGATTCGCCCTTCTAAGCCTCGTTCAAACACGCTGATGCTGATTTCCTCTTCATCTTTAAATTTTTCAACAAGGAGTCCGTGACTGAAACAGTCGCATATCAAAAATTTTGAATCTTGATCCTTCATATGCTCAATTTTCTTTCCCACTTCCATAAGTTATTACAAATGTATCCGTTGACTTTAGACGCTAATTTAAAAACAAACCTTAAGATTTTATTGTATGGTCCGTAAAACATTTTATATCGTAGTGTTTTTTCAAACTCCATCCTAAGTTTCATTTCCTCTGCAAATTTCTTGTATGATTCTTTTCTTTCACCATTATCAGTTGCGTCAAACTCTACAAGATCAATCTTATCAACAACGCCGTTAACAAACACAATTAAAAATTCAATCCAATAATCATATTCACCGTCACCTCGTTGGGAATTATACATACTAATCGTTTTTGTCGCATTTACTTGAGTCCACCAAACTTTGGTTTCTTTTACAACACCACGCTTTTCTGACCAAGTTTTACCTTTGGGGTCGCCCCCAATGTATTCTCGTTCACATTCACGAAGCCAGAGTGTACCGTCTTCACGGATTTCATAAAAATCCAAGGCACAGTCAAAATCTTTGGTTTGAAAGTTTTCTGGAAAATATCCTTTGGTATCTGCGGGTAAAGGAAGGGGATATTTACACGTTATGTCATCAAACATTCCCATAAATTAATTCTTTCTATATTCTTTTGGGTCGAAATAAATATTATATATATTGCCAGCGCATTGCACTTCCCCATTGGCCCAACGATGAGGTATTGATGTTATAAACGTTTCCATGTCATTATAATTATTCATCAAATTGGCATCTGGCAATTTATTGATGTAATTTGAAGTTGTCCACCAAAAATTTCCAGCGTAAAAATGTGAGAACCTATCAGGATCTCCATTTACACCACTTATGTGCCAATTTGCATATAATACTCCACAAATATCGTGACTATCTAAAGCGCTTATAGATTTTTTCCAGTTTTCAATATTAAAATAATTTAAAACATCCCGCCAAGAATTTACAGTTTTAGCATTTTTTGAATTTTCTACACATGCGGAGTAAACTCCTTTTGTATGATAATATAAGACATAAGCATTGTTATGAGATTTGCAAATCCGTTGCAGAAATGAAATTGTACTTTTTTCCCGGTCGTTATAGGGAAAAATTAAAATGTAAATTTTTTTCTTAATGTCAGTCTTTTTTAAGAGACTCACAAATTTATGAATCTGAAGTTCATCATCCCCATATCCACAATAATATATTGTCGTGGAATTTTCATACAACTCACTTTTTACTAACAATATTAGCTGCTCACTTACAACATCGTACCAGTTATTTATTAGATAATTGTGGCTGAATATCAGTATTTCTTTCATTGTCATTAGTTTCCTCGATTTTTATATTCCTGGATATCATATAAAAAATTACGAAATGATTGATAGTCCTCAATATCAACCTGTGGAACTCCATCCAGTTTCCAATCTTTTAAATACTCCAACACAGTGTCAACATAATAACTTGGAATGGTAATATTTTTACCGTCAAACTTTAAATCATCATGTTGAATTAAGATTGGGTTTTTTACTTTATTTTTAATAGTTAGCTCTGTTTCCATTATCACATCGTAACGCATTTTTACACTCAGTCAATATATAAAAAATTTTAAATATGTTCGTAAAATACATATAAATACATGAAAGGTATAATTTTGTCTGGGGGGGTTGGTAGCCGACTTTACCCATTAACTTCAACTATAAATAAACAATTATTGCCTGTCTACGATAAGCCAATGATTTATTATCCACTTTACACTTTACTAAAATGTGGAATAACGGAATTTTGCATAATTTCTTCGCCGAATTATTTACCTTTATATGAAAAATTATTCGGAGACGGCAGTCAATTAGGATTGAAAATCACTTATAAAGTTCAGTACAAGCCAAGAGGAATTGCTGAAAGTTTTATTATCGCCGAAGATTTTATTGGTGAAGATAATGTGGCATTAATATTGGGTGATAATATTTTCCACGGAACGCCTAGAGTCAAACCGACCCTTAAAGGCGCAGTTATTTTTGGATATGAAGTAAATAATCCCACATCATATGGCGTTATCGAGTTTGGTGAAGATAACAAAGTACTAAGTATAGAAGAAAAACCAAAACAACCCAAAAGCAATTATGCGGTGCCTGGTTTATACTTTTATGATAATAATGTTATTAATTACGCAAAAACGCTCAAACCCTCTGCGAGAGGAGAACTTGAAATAACTGATTTAAACTTAATATATCTTGATAAAGGTGATCTAACTGCTATAAAATTTGCAAGAGGCACAGCGTGGTTAGACGCCGGTAGCGCGGAAACATTGTTTCAAAGCAGTGCTTATGTTTACACACTACAATCCAGACAGGGTATAAAAATAGGATGTATAGAAGAAGAGTGCTTGAAAAGAAAATTAATAAATAAAGCGCAATTCGAAAATTTAATTGACAAATTGCCAAATTGCGAATATAAACAATATTTAACTAAACTACTATGATAATATTATTTGGCTCAACAGGTTATATTGGCGGAGAATTTAAAAAACAACTCGACGAACTTAAACTTCCTGTTTTTTTATGGCCAAACGCTAAAACCACCACATTCGTTGATTTAGAAAAATGGTACGAAGAAGCCGGTTATCCACTAATCGGTGGTGTAATAAACGCGGCGGGTTATACTGGAAAACCAAATGTTGATGCGTGTGAACTTAATAAAGAAGATACAATACACGGTAATATTATTTGGCCACAAATACTAACCGATTGGTGTATGTTGAACGATATTCCATTAGGTCATGTATCAAGTGGTTGTATATATGATGGAAGAAGATTAGACGGCAAACCATTCACTGAAGAGGACGAACCAAATTTAAATTTTAAGTATAACAACAGCAGTTTTTATAGCGGTACAAAAGCAATTGCTGAACAAATCATATCCAAGTGGGAAAAGAATTATATTTGGAGATTAAGAATTCCATTTGAAGAAAATGATAATTCTAGAAATTATATAAGCAAAATATTAAAGTATGAACGATTGTTAGATGCCGAAAACAGTGTGAGCAATAAACAAGAGTTTGTAAGTGCTTGTATTCAAACACTAACCAAAAAAGTACCATATGGTACATATAATGTGACCAATGGGGGGTATATCACTACAAAAGGTATTGTAGAGAAGTTAAAAAATACCATTGCTAAAGATAAAAATTTCCAATTTGTAGACGAAGATGAGTTCTATAAAAATGTAGTCAAAACTTCTCGTTCAAATTGCGTTATGAGTAATGAGAAGTTACTATCAACTGGGATAAAAATGAAAACGTCGTATGAAGCTGTAGATTATTGTATCAAAAATTGGACCGTATGAATATGTAACTGGTCGTAAAGGGCCCGAGTACAGATATGCAATTGATGTTAAAGATTTTGAAATGGAATTTCCCACTTTTAAATTAACTCAATTCAACGATGAATTGTATCAAACAGTTAAATCATATTTATAATATGTGAGGATTAGAATATATTCCAAACAAGCTAAAGACTTAACGCCATTTGAAGAAAAAGCGTGCGCTAAAATGGTCAGTACGGGAGCAATATACAACGTGTATGTTGAATGTTGCAATCCAGAAAAATCAATAAAGAATAGAGTTTTTATTGCAAAATGTGGATCAAAATGTGTTGGGTGGAGTATAATTCAAAAAACCAATAAAAACTATCAATTTATGGTATATGTCAAGAAATTATACCGTAGAAAAAAGATTGGAACTAGATTATATACAAAATCAAAAAGGTTTTTTGGATTAAAAGACTCCGATATAAAAGTATACGACACAGACAATATCAACTTAAAATTTTTTAAAAGTGTCCGCAATTTATAAATTTTTATTATAAATTGTAAGATTTGGATTTTGATATCCAAACATTTTCACAAGTTGTCCAGCCACACTATTAGCTTCGTCTTCAATTTTACCACCAATATCAGGTACAGGTTGATTCAACTCACCACGTTGATTTTGCAAATGATGAATCAATTCGTGAGCTATACTTCTTAAAACATCGGCTAAACCTCGGTTTTTACAATAAACTTTTACAAAACCACTGTTCGGATCATAATATGCATATGTTTTTAAATCCACATCATGATTAGTCACTAATTTTACTTTAAATGGGGAATTCAAATTTAATTCATCGTGTATGAACTTGATGAATTTAACTATTGCATACTTGTCAAGCTTATCCATGTTATTGTAGGGTTAATAGGTACTTGAGTTTATTAAGCGTGCCTAACATTTCGTCACGAATGTTTAATAGATCAGTATCTTTTTCAACTTCCAATCCCTTTGGTACTTCGGTAATTAAATAATCAATATATTTATCTACAAAGTCCACGGTTGATAAATCTTCATAATTAGACAGTTCAATTTTGAACCCACTTTCACTTTTTACTCTGCCATACTTACCCATCAAGACTTCAATAAATTCATCTATCAAGTCGGTGAATTCGTCATATGCGGATCCAAGTGCTTGATGTTCGGCATAACTTTTTGTTTGCCAGTGATGTATTTTAAGCTGGTTGTGTAATGTAAGTAAATTGGTGACTAACATATGATATAAATATATAATTACTTGTTAAAATTGACTTTAAAATTGTTATGACAGTCAATAATATACTTTTGAGCTTCCTTATGGTGAATCCACCCTTTTACTTTGATAGGATTCGGCTTTTTATTAACTTTTTTGTATAGTCTGAAAAAGTCCTCACACACAGTCAGAAACATAGGATCTAAATCATCTATATCCTCATAATTATTTGGGTTATAGGTAGGCACACCTAACATTTTATAATCCCTTTTACCACGATCATATGTAACTAACCCTCCAACAATTTTGACTGTTACGAGTGAAAGTGGCACAAGTGGAACAGTATTATAAATTAAAATGTCAGTTGGGTCACCATCTTCGGACAATGTTTGTGGCAGAAAACCATAACTCGCGGGATATTGAAGAGAACTAATCAGACATCTATCCAACCTCAAAACATTTAATTTAGCATCATATTCATACTTTGCATTTGTATCCTTTGGTATTTCTACGATAGTATGTACGTTGAGTGGAAACAATGCTGGTTGTGGAATATTAACTAAATTTTGCTGCATAAAACTTTAAATATAATAATATATAGATACGACAATAAATATATATAAGATATGTTATGTTTAATTTTATAAAAAAATCAGACTCGACGTCCGTTTTTCGTAAAGAAATTAATTTCATCCCCACTAAAGATCAACTTTCTAAATTAATAATTCTAGTTCCTGTGGCATCACACATAGAGCCAGCATGTGATGAGTCGCTTCGTCAACTGGAAAAAGATGGTGTAAAAGTGTATAGAAAATTTGGATTTAGCGCTATCGATCAGGGAAGATGTGTAATGGCACAACAAGCAATTGACAATGGATATGAACATTTGTTTTGGATAGACAGCGACATTAGTTTTTATGTTCCAGATGTTTACAAAATTTTAAATTACAATCTCCCATTCGTTACAGGAGCATATAGTGTTAAAGGGTGGCCTACTCTCACCACAAAATTTAAAAGTGATTTTAAAGAAATTATATTCGGCAACAAAGGCGGTTTATATGAAGCTGAGTATGCTGCAACCGGATTTATGTATACGCGTGTAAATGTATACGAAAAAATTGCAAAAACTTTCGATCTTAAACCAGTAAATATTTGGGGTGGTCAATATAAAGCTCATCCTTGGTTTTTACCAATGATTATAGAAGATAATTATGTTGGCGAAGACTTTTCGTTCTGTAAGCGTGCTAGAGACAGTGGAACAGATATATATTGTGACACCACAATTAGACTAGCGCATATTGGAAGATATGAATACAGTTATAACTTTTTGCAAAAAGGTGTTGAACCAGAGTCAAATGAATTTATATATAAAATAAAATAAATGAAAGCAGTTGTACATATACTCTACAAAGATAAAGATGCAAATAAAAACAATTTGTTCAAACATAAAAATTTATGTGAGTATATATACAAACATTTTTTGGTAACAAACGAATGTGACTTAAAAAAAACAATATATAAAGATTTTGAACAAATTTTTCATATAAAGGAAGAAACTAGTTTGACTGCCAGTTTGACATCAATATTAAAATTTTTGAAACAATTTGGTTATACCGAAATTATTATCAATAATTGCAATGACGAATTTAATTTGACAGATATTAAAAATGTTGATGAGTTAATAACTAATTTCTCCGTTATAAACAACATCATTAATGTTTAAACTTTTGAACGACTTAATTAGTTTATCATTAATTATAATGTCCGTATTATTTAAGTCTTGATCACCAATCTCCAGACAAAACCAGCATCCAGGATGCATGATTTTGTCTGTAATAATAGAATCATTAATGCGAATTTTTAAATTAAGACTCTGAGGTATGCCAGTCGAATTGTAGTAAAAAACATTTTTATTGTTATTTTTATCGTAAATAATATTACATCTAGAATCGTCCAGTAAGTTACAGTAAGAGTACACCATGTTTAGTTTGGAGTTTTTGAACATATTCGTGATTAACTCCGAGTGTTCAAAAACTTTAAACCCTTCGTATTTATGCACGTTGATCAGAGTAGTTATTAAACGTTCATAAAAATGCATAAAAATAGAAGGATCAGATTTTATAAATTGATATGATGTATACGGAAAGTTTTTCACAATGTTTTGCATAGAATTACATTTTCCAAAATGTAAATATGAACAGTATACATATTCTCCAGATGAATTCTGTGAGCGTGGGTCAAATTTGTATATGACCAAATCATTTGAATCTAATAGTTTAAAATTTGACTCAACCAGATGAAAATCATCATCGTTTATATAATGATCGTCTTCTGTATAGAAATACTTTTCATATCCAAACGATTTACTAACTTCTATTAAAGTTCGTGTATTTCTTAATAGTGATGGAAAGTGAGTTTCATGAAAGAACCTTGCTTCGGCATAAGAATCGTTAGACAATGATTGCCAGGAAAAATAACCAAACCCCGGCGTTTTTAAAATGTTTGTAATAATGTTTTTTTTCACATTTATGTTCTGCATAATCATGAATAACCAATCTAGATTTTTCATAAATATACTTTGGAAGTCCATCGGATGTTGTAAGTGTAATTATATCATATCCAAGTTTTTCCAACTGTTTAAAATTGGATAAACACATCTCACTCCTATCCCACGATGTTGGCGAGGTTAAAAACAAAATAACATTATTACTCATAAATTATGTAACCACTTCAACCTTACATTTAGTTTTATTAAAAAAACCCTCATCTATTAAATATTTTATTATAAAATCACATTTATATTTGAAAGCTGAAAATGTAATATCTGTTGGCTTCCAAATTCGGATTGTATTTGTATCCTTAATTTGAAATTTTATTCCGTATACCATTCCATGTTTTGGTATAATGTGACTCATATTTATAAATAGAAAATATTTTTTGGCATCTATTTAATTTAACTTGATTTATAAACAAAAATTGCATAGTGTAGTATACAGAGTGTTATGAACGAAAATTTACAAAATTATCTGATAAAAAAATTTCCAAAGATGTATAAAGGCTGTGGTCAAAACGAACCATTTACACTTTTTGGATTTGAATGTAATGACGGATGGTTCAGACTTATACTTTGGTTGAGTCGTTATCTACAAGACTACATTGACCAACAAAATAAATGGTCGGAAAAATATCCGGATAAATATTTGCCTGTTAAGCAAATCAAAGTAAAACAAGTTAAAGAAAAGTTTGCTATACTCAGATTCTATATTGAAGGTGGTAACGAACGAACTAACGCCATAATTAGTTTTGCCGAATATATATCTGGGTTTATTTGTGAATCCACAGGCAAAACTGATAATATAGTTGTCAATAAAAAAGGATGGTTAAAGACACAGCATATTGATGGTGCAAAAAATTCAAAAAATTATAATTTTGTTGATGACGACGAACTTAGAAAATTATTATCAAATACCAAAACGGAAAATACAAACCAACTATATTTAGACTTTTGACACAAAAATTTCCATTTTATTGTTATGTAGACGGCTATCACAATGATCCCACATTGTATCATTTTGAGCCAAATGTATATAATTATGATAATATTAGATGTGGACAATATCCAAAAGCATGTTACACTTATTTGGAAGCATTTGACTTTTCGAAATATCACGATTCACAATTCTTAACATCTGGAAACTCATTAATAGAAGCTGGGGGTTGTATTATAGATAATTCGTGCAATGTGTTTGTAGATATAGGTGCAAGCTGTGGATTAACTTCTTATTTTGCTTATCAGAGAGGAGCAAAAAAGATTATAGCATTTGAGCCGTCTTCAAAAGAAAGCAAAGCATTCTTAATGAACAATATTCCAAATTCATCGTTATATCAATTTGCAATAAGCGATGAAGTTGGGTTCAAAAATTTAAACACCGTTTGGAGCAAAGAAAATAATTTGCAAGATGATAAATATCGTAAAAAAGACGATTCTCTCACATACTGTGTAACTCTAAATTATTTATTTGACCAAAAACTTTTAGATACTGTTGATTTTCTAAAGGTGGATGTTGAAGGACACGAATATAATGTATTTGAGGGAATAAGTGACGAAAATTTATCCAAAATAAAAAATATCAGCGTCGAAATTCACGGTCGTCTCACATTAGACAATCCAAAATTAGGATTTTTATTCCAACAAAATTTAATAGAAAGATTGCAAAATGCACCGTACTTTGATGGAGAAATATACTATAAGAGAAAAACCATAGACTTATTCCATATGAGACACTCTAATGAAGGATATATATACTCACATATATGAAAAAATGCATACTTATAAATTCGTATCCAATAAATGAGAAAAAAATAAAAGTATTGGAAAAACAAATTTTAAGTTTTAAAACATTAAACATTCCAATAATTTTGTGTTCTGGATGTGAAGTTCCACAATCAATTTATTCGATGGTCGATTATATCATTATAAATAAAGAAAAAGAAATAAAACCAGCATCATTTTATAGAAATGCATATTGTTCCGGTCTCGGAGGTGTCGCATGTTTTACATTTAATATATCAAATATTGACTACATTTTGTTTCAAGATTCAACAGATTTGATAATCAATAGAAACATCAAATTTTTATTTAATACCGCAAACTTTCTTGGATTCGATAATGCGTATTACACAGAAGATGATATTTTAGTCAATGTAAATCAATTGCAATATTTCTTTGATATTCTAAATGTTAAAAAAATGTGTGCTGTAGTAGGAGAATTTTCATATGAAAAAATGTTACACACCACAAACTTTTTTGCAAACATAAAGTTTGTAATTGAAAATTTACAATATCCTGATAACTACCACGATTGTAATTTACCACAAAACTCCCACAATATTGGCACTCACAAAATATAAGAGGTCGCGTTCTACAATTGTTTCAGACATAAAAACGATGATATTTATGAAATAAAACTTGAAGACTTTCCGTATTTAAATGGAAATGAAGAATTTAATATTAGACACAATAACATAAATTTTCAAGCTACGCAGTCATTTTTTTTGACAAAAAGTGTAACCGGGTCGGTGCATGCAATGTATTATAACACCACATCAACCGAAGTGTATAAGGTAAAAGTGTATATAAACGAAAATTTAGTGTACGATGAATATAGGGGGTCAAGAAGCTGGTATCAGACCCGAAATATAGATTCGAACACTAAAGTTTCAATACAACTGACTGATAAAAACAATACTTCGGTTGTCAACACAATAGTGTATGATACCGACGATAAAATATTATGTATAACTCGTATATAAAGTAATTAAATAGAAGAACAAAACTCTTCTATTTGAGATTTGTTGACACCATAATGTAACCCAATATAAATTCCACATTGATGTATGGTGTCAACGTTTTCATATGATTTATACGAATATTTTTTAAATGCGGTTTGTTTCAAAATATTACCACCTACAATCGGTCTATACTCTATATTGTTTTTGTCACAATAATCTTTAATTGATTGTAGGTCAGACGATGATTTGCAGATTATAGGCAACGAAAACATAATATTTTCATCATTAAAATCAATGGTGTAGTATCTATCTTTATTAAGACACTTAACAAAGTGTTGATAACAATCTTTTCTATGACTTATATATTTATTGGTTCTAGAAAAGTCTAATAATCCTATGAATGCGTGAATGTCACTATTTCTAAAATTATTTCCAATGGTATAAAAATCAAACCTAGAATCTACATCTTTATTTCTATACTTTTCGGTTCTGTTTGGCTCCAAATGTCTGTACATACCATGATTTCGAATCATATTGAACATTTCGTATTCTGAATCATCGTTGGTGAACACAAATCCGCCTTCTACACTTTGTAACAAATGTCCAAAATATGTACTAGTAGTAGATGTGAAATAACTGCTTAAATTTTTTCCATTATAACTACTAAGTGTACTTTCGCAATTATCCAACATAACCCTAACACCATACTTAGCTTCTATTTGTTTTAATCTACCAATATCGGGAGATACACCCAATAGGGATGTGACAAATATCAAAGCGATATCTTTGTCATTTTGAAGTATAGTTTCAATTTCATCTAAATTTGCCGATAAATCATTTAATGACACATCTACAAATATTGGTTCAAATCCGCACTTAACAAATGGTGTAATTGATGTTGCCCAAGTCACAGATGGAAATATAATCTTCTTTTTGGTCGTCACGGTTCCTAAATAATATGCTAATACTGTATTGGCCGTTGACCCACTTGAAACAAATAACGCATGTTTGACGCCTACATATTTTGTCATCTCTTCTTCAAACTTTTTAACATATTTACCATATGTCCAAAAATTTTTAGTATTTAAAAAAAACTTGCAAATTTTTAACCTATCTAACCAAGTGAAGTGGTTTTCGTTAAGTTTCCAAGTATTCATACTTCCATATGTATTGATTAGATCAATAAAAATAATTTTATAATTTACACGATTTCTATTTATAAAGTAACATGTCTAAAAAATTAATGCTAACTGCTGATTTAGATGACCAAGATATTCAACACGATAAAACAAAATATTCATCGGTTATAACAAGTAATGATATATATTTTTATTCGGATGTAAATAATGAGTCTATATTCACAATAAACAAATCGATAACCGATCTTTCCAAACAACTGTTAATACACCAAATAACCTTTGATTTACCAAATCCGGCTCCAATAAAATTATACATAAATAGCGATGGGGGTCAGGTATTTGGAGCCTTGTCCACTGTAGACAGAATACGAACCAGTAAAGTGCCTGTACACAGTTATGTAGAAGGTTTGGTTGCCAGCGCTGCAACACTCATCAGCGTAAGCTGTCATAAAAGATATATCAATAAAAATTCAGTAATGTTGATTCATCAAGTTCGTAGTTGGTTTCAAGGAACTCATGAAAACTTTAAAGACGAAACTCACAATTTGGATATGTTATCAGATATAATTAAGTCTATTTACTTAAAACATACTAAATTTGGTGAGTCTGAGTTAAATGAGGTATTAAAACGTGATATATATTTGAACGCAGAAGATGCTGTAAAATATGGACTCGCAGACGAAATTATCTAGAAAAAAAGAAGGATACATATATATAATCAGTAATATTCATTTTCCAGAATATTACAAAATTGGAGTTACACACGATATAAACTCCAGATTAAGAACCTATCAAACTTCGTCTCCATTTCGGGATTATAAGATAGAGCACTATGTAAAACACCCGGATTGTTATTCAGCAGAAAAGAAAATTCAAGAAAATATGAAATATTTTGCAACCGACAGAAAAAAGGAATGGTTTCGGTGCCCATTACATATGATTAAGAATAGACTTGACGAAAGTCTTGAACGAGAAGAAAATCCCTTGACATTTATAAAAAGTGTGGTATAGTTATATTGTGAGTTATGAATACTACAATAGCAAATAAGTTAATATGTCTAAATTTGAATGCCAACTGGCAACCAGTTGGATTTAAAACCGTAAAAGATGCAATTATTGATTTATGCGGCGCTGAATCTGATGGCAAGCCAACTAGTTCAGCATTGGATATTGATTACGAGACCGACGAAAATGGGGATCCAATATTGGATGATCCTAAAAGCATGACTCCGGTATCTTGGACTGAATGGATGACTCTACCGATTCGTAGTTGGGATTTGACCATAAATTCTCCAAACAGAATTATTCGTGTTCCAACAGTATTAATTTCTGTTAACTTCAACAAGATGCCTGTAAAGCATTTTAGGGGTAAACCTAGTAAGGACGCAATTTTTAACCGTGACAATGGTGTTTGTCAATACACCGGTGAAAAAATTGAAAAACATCGGGCCACAGTTGACCATGTTATTCCTCGTAGTAAGGGTGGAGAAGATTCTTGGACCAATCTGGTATTGTGTTCAAAAGATATTAACTCCAAAAAGGGTAATAGACTAAACAGTGAAGCTGGTTTGAAACTATTGAAAAATCCAGCGGCGCCTCAGCCTATTCCAGTATATGCTCTAATCAAAGAAGCGAAACACCAAGATTGGAAACATTTTTTGGTGAACAAATAAATTATTTAGAATTTTTTCTAATCGCAAAGATATGTAATCTTAGATTACATATCTTTTTTTTTTATTGATTCCACTATGAAAAAACAAAAAAAAATCACCATCAAGTTAAAAGACTCAGACATTGAGTTGGGAGAATCTGAAATTAATTTTTACTTAAACGAAACCCAAAAGAAAAAAGTTGAAAAGAATAGGGTTGAGAAATTCTTTAATAATTTAGTAGACAGGTTTAATAATGTTTTGTGATATTTATTGTAAATGGATACAAACGATTTATATTTTACAAAGTTAGACGAAGCATACCGTGGTGGGTTAAGAGCTTGGTTTGGTAAGGGACCAGTTGGTAGCTCCAGTGGAGGTGGTTGGGATAGATACGATAGTACGGGCAAAAAGGCTGGCAAGTGTGGAGATGCAAAGAAAGGTAGTAGTTATAGCGCATGTTTAGGTAAAAAATACGCTGCTAGATTAAGAGCAAAAGGTGGCAAGAAGGCTATAGCTAATTGGGTAAAAAGAAAGAAAGCTGCTCAAAGAGCCGCGGGTAGAGGAGAAAAAGGTAGTGGTGGTAAGGGTAAGAATCCGGTGAGAGTAGGTTATAAAGAATCGCTAAGTGAGATATTTGTGATAGCCCACAAAGAAGGTCTAAAAAGAGATTTAATTGACTTTTTAAGACAAGAATTTCAAGATGGACATTTAAAGCCAATACATGCTGGTTTAAGTGCGACCGAATTTAAACCGGACGATTGGTTAGAAGATATAACGGACGTGGTTATAAATCATATAATTCAGTATTTTGAAACTATAAGAAGTCAAACCGAAAGAAATAACGAATAATATAACACTAAAAGTAGTTGACTAAGTAATAGTCATATAGTAGAATAATTTTTATGAAATACTATATAAGAGATACCACTATCAACAAGGTTGTTTATTTTGAAGATGTTAACGACATTGTAGGTTATTTGGAACAACTTTGTAAAAAGAAATTTAATCAAAACCGTAAAAACTGGATGTTTGAGATGCAAACTCTGGGTCATGGATTTGACGATGTGCAGGGAATTTATTTCACAGAATTAATGAGTGGCCATTTTGATATTGGAGTACTTAGAGATGATGGTCGTCATGTAAAAACAAATATTCATGAATTACAAAGAAATCTAAAGTATAGAAACGAAATGGGTGACTAATCTATGATTAATTTGAACATACAATGGTCTGATCCAGTTCAAATTGAGAAAAACGGCGATGTTCTGTTTCAAAGAAGTTGGGTTATACCTCAAGCATATTTAAACCAATTTTTTACCTACTGGAAGGTAAATAGACTCATATTAAAGGATCGTGGATATGGCGTAACAAAATTGGGAGATAATTGGATTCTAACCGAGATTAAAGATAATCCAACACTGTTTAAAGAACCCAAAAAAGCCAATGAAAAACAAGATGAATCTTTGCCTTTATATGAGGTTAAAAATACAACGGGTCTAAGACCGTGGCAAGTTGATGCGGTAAGCAAAATAGTAGCCTCAATTAAAAAGTGGGGGGCTGCGGTAGACGGAAGCGATGTCGGCGTTGGCAAAACATATACAGCCACCGCCGTTGCTAGAGAATTAAATGTGGATATTATGGTTGTATGTCCAAAAGCAGTCATGGAAAGTTGGAAAAGAGTTATAAAAAATCACTTTAAGTATTGGGGCAATTGTATTGGCATTGTTAATTATGAAACTCTTCGTATAGGTAAATCAGATAGCATCTATGTATCTATAGTTAAACGAAGAGACACTCGTCGTAAAGAATTTGTTTGGAAGCTTCCTAAGAATACTTTGATTGTTTGGGATGAAGCTCAAAAATTAAAGAACGCAAAAACCAAGAACAGTGAAACTTGTATGGCCGCGCTTAAATCTGGATATAAGATGTTATTTTGTAGCGCTACTATGGCAACAAATCCACTTGAACTTCGTACTGTAGGACAGTGTATAAAGTTGTTTAATAACAACAAACAATATTATGATTGGGCTTATGCACATGGTGTGGTAAGAGGTAGATTCGGAATGGAATTCACAGGTGATCGCAAATCATTAACTAAATTAAGCACCGATATATTTACAAACAGAGGCGTAAGATTGAGTAGAGATACAATTCCAAACTTTCCAGAAAGTCAAATCATCGCAAACTGTTATGAAATGGATAAAGAAGATCAGGATAAAATTAATGCCGCGTATGATGAAATGCGACTTGAATTGCTTAAGATTGAAAAGTTACTAAAGAAAGATAAAAAGAGCAGCGAACTTACAGCTATTCTGAGATCCAGGCAAAAGGTAGAAATGACAAAAGTTCCCCTATTTGTTGAAATGGTTGAAGATGCTTTAGAAAATAATATGAGTATTGCTGTATTTTTGAACTTTTCAGAAACTATAGAAGCTTTATCACAAAGACTAAATACCAAATGTATTGTGAATGGTGAAGCTAAGTACGCAAAAACTCGTCAACAAAGCATTGATGATTTTCAAAGTGATAAACAACGCGTGATACTACTAAATCTAGCAGCGGGTGGTGCTGGGTTAAGCTTACACGATATAACCGGTAAACATCCAAGATTGGCATTAATTAGCCCATCATATTCAGCTGTAAACATGCGTCAAGCCACTGGTAGAGTCTGGCGTGATGGTGCAAAAAGCAAGAGTATACAGAAAATTGTATTTGTTGCTAATACCGTTGAAGAAAAAGTTTGTGATAGTGTTAATCAAAAACTAACCAACTTGGATTTACTTAACGACGGGGATATGAACTATGTATAAAAATAATTATTCAGTTAGTACAGCAGATTGGTCGTTAGAAGTATATGTTGACGAATCTATATTTGCAGATCCACATGTCGAGGCATGTACAAGAGGTGTTGAATTTAAAATTAAAAAAACAATTGAGGGGGATTCCGATTTTTTAGTAAATCCTGTGATGTTTGTCAAATCACTCAAAAGAAAAAACGCAAAGAAAAAAATTATAAATACATATAAAGTTTTATTAAATGCCGGATCACCATCTAGAGCCGAAGTGTTGAGGAAAGTGTTTTATATGAATACCTCGATAGATTTAGCTAAAGAACCGTTATCGGCTTCAAAAACATGATGGATCAATCACAGATAGAAAAAAAGTTACAAGAACTTGACCAGCTTAAAAGCAAAGTTGAAGAATTACTTAGTTTAAGTCAGTTGGGTCAAGATGTAAGAAATGAGATAGAAGAATTTAAAATACTTCAATCAAAAGGAGTCACCATACCTCATTTGGAAAAACAATTTTCCGAACAATTATATCCAAAAAGAAAAACTCACAGTAGAAACCAAAAACCAATATTACAATCGGAAGTTCAAGAAGCAATTGATAGAGCACCTACCGCAAAAAAAGCTGCAAAACTACTTGGTATAAGTTATATCACATTCAAGAAATATGCAAAACTATACGGCATACACAAAACCAAAGGATGGCCTGTTACGAAAGGTGTATGTTGTAGGGGGCCTATAGATCCTAATAAAGGTAAATTTCCAATACAAGATATATTAGATGGTAAACATCCAGATTTCCCAATACACAGATTAAAGGATAAACTCATAAGAAGTGGTATTAAAAAATCAGAGTGTGAACAATGTGGTTATCACGAACGAAGACTCACGGATGGTAAAATACCATTATTATTAAATTTTGAAGATGGCAATAACAAAAACCATAAATTGGAAAACATTAGGTTACTTTGTTATAACTGCACATTTACATGTGGTAAAGGTTATATAAGTAAAGGTCCAAAGGTATTTGATCCAGATATTCTACAAGATGGAAAGAAGATATTAAAACAAAGATTTTAATCTAAATTTTTCTTAATGTTGCATTGTTATATTTTTTATTGTTTATAACGAATATATCCCAATCACACTTTGCAAATTTATGAATATTATTTGTAAATACATGAAATTTTTCATCGGATGTTATAAACGCATCAATAAATAAAGCTACTTTGTTCATAATTATATATATATTTAATATATCTAGATGAACAGTAAATTTCAACATTTGTTAACAAAACACGGAGTATTAAGCAATTTTAATATTGCTAAAAAAATAAAGCCTTCTTATATAAGATCGTTGGAGAAAAAGTTAAAAGATGCGGGAAAAAATGACATCGAAATTGAAGAAGAAATCAACAAAAAAATTATTATAAATACACAAAAATTTATTAATAAAAATGACATACCGGGATTATATCCCACCCGTCAACCACATAAATTAGAGTTAGGCATAGCCGATAATACCCGAAAAAAAATATTATTTATAGCGAACAAAATCTCAGAATATTGTAAAAAATATAATTTCTCCAAAGATAGCATTATATTTTTGATACAAATAATTTTACATTATATGAAAATAACAAATGAAGATATGATTCGTTTTAAACAAAAATATAATATTGATAACGACGACGGTGAAGACTATTTAGATAATGAATAATAAACAAATAATTTATGCAAACATATAATGTGAAAGATGCAGTTTCGTTTTTAAACAAAGATAAAAAAACAGTATTCGTTACAGGAGTGACTGGTCAAGATGGTAGCTTCATGGTTGATTATTTGCTAAAAAATACCGATTACATAATTTTTGGCGGAACAAGAAGATTGAGCATCAAAAACCACGACAACATCGTACATTTAGAAAACAATCCAAGATTTCATCTTGTAAATTTTGATTTAAGCGATGCACATAGTATATACAATATTGTTGAAAATTTAAAGCCAGATTATTTTATAAACTTAGCAGCGCAATCATTTGTTGGATCTTCCTGGGATTTTCCATCACAAACCTGGGAATGTAATACGTGCGGTATAATTCATATATTGCAGGCTATTAAACAATACAAGCCATCTTGTAGATTTTATAATGCTGGAAGTAGTGAAGAGTACGGCGACGTAGAATATGTTCCGCAAGATGAAAAACATCCATATAAACCTCGTAGTCCATATGGCGCAAGCAAATCGGCAGCACGACAGTTGGTCAAAGTATATCGTGAATCTTACAATCTGTTTGCAATACAAGGTTTATTATTCAATCACGAAGGAACTAGAAGAGGTGAAGAGTTTGTAACTCGTAAAATCACTAAGGGCGTAGCTAGAATTAAAAAAGCGCTTTTAGAAGGTAAACCGTTTGACAGTATTGAACTGGGAAATGTTAAAGCTAGCAGAGATTGGAGTGATGCCGAAGATTTTGTTGACGGTATTTGGAAAATGTTAAATCAAAATGAACCAAAAGAATATGTACTATCCAGCAATGAAACTCATACTATTGAAGAATTTGTATTTGAAGCTTTTAAAGCTGCCGACATTGATGGAATATGGCACGGAGAAGCCGAAAATGCAGAATTTAGTATTAGCGTAAAAGATGCAAATAGATACGATCCATCAAATAGTGTATTAGTTAAAATAAATCACAAGTTCTACAGGCCCGCAGAAGTAGATTTATTACTCGGAGATAGTACAAAAGCACGAAATGAATTAAACTGGATTCCAAAGACATATTTTAAACAACTTGTAGAAAAAATGGTAATTCACGATTTACAGCAAATAGGAATATAATTATGGGTATGAATGAATCTTATACTCTATATAATCAAACTGTAATGGATCATTTTATGAATCCCAGAAATATGGGTGACATAAAAGAAGCAAACGCTATAGGTGAAGTAGGGGCTGCAGCATGTTTTGATGGTGATACTTTAATAGCAACAGCGGATGGTAATTTACATACTCCTATTAAAAATTTAGTAAACAAAATAACCCCTGTTTGGAGCTTTAATACTAAAACAAATTTATTTGAAATAAAAAATGCTATAGGAGTTGTATCTGGTGTCAAAAAAGTATATAAATTGACATTAAATGATGGCGGTACAATAACATGTACGGAAGATCATAAATTTCTCACTCGTCCTAAAAAACAATATGTTGAAAATAAATTATTAACAAGTGATGATTCTATTTATCCATTCAAACGAAAAATAATCAAAAATGGATATTGGGAAATTAGAAAAACCAAACATAGGAAAGAACACATTGAAATTTATAAATTTCACAATCCTGACCATAATACTATAGGATATGATATACATCACATAGATGAAAACAAACAAAATAACTGTATTAGTAATTTGCAAGGATTACCAAAATCAGATCATACTAAGTTGACAAACCCAAATTGGGATAGACCAAAAACATTTGATGTATGTATTAATAAAGACATTTTATTGGAAAACATTAACAAGTTTGATGACAAAAGTGAATTGGCAAATCATTTTTCAAAATTGGCCACCGAAGAACAGAGGAAGTTAATATCTCTAAGACAAAAAGGAAATAATAATTGTTATCATAAAACGTCCGATGAATGGAAATATAAATTCGCTTCTAAGCCGAGAAATAAAAATCCGAAGTGGTTAGGATATTCGGATGAAGATTTATTCAAAATAGGAAATAATTTATATAAACAACACGGTAAGTTGACCGCTAATCTTTGGCGATCTTATGCCAAACAAAATAAAATTCCACAGTCTTTATCAACAAGATTTCCATCATGGACTGAGTTTTTTGATGAATGCAAACATTATAATCACAATATAATCAAACGAGAATATATTGGAGAAATTCAAACATATACATTACAAGTTGAGGAAAATAATAATTATATTGTTTTATCACGTATCACCCTGAATGTTGAAGAAGGAATAGTCGTTAAAAATTGTGGTGATATAATGAAGATTAGTCTCAGAATCGATGAACAAACCAATAAAGTTATTGATGCTCGATTCAAGACATTTGGATGCTTAGGTGGTAATAGTCCAATTGCTACTCCAAACGGATATACATCCATTAAAAACTTAAAAATAGGTGATCAAATTTGGACATGGAATGGAAGCTCTGTAGTTAAAAATACTGTTAAAAATATTGTTAAAAAAGAAGTATCTTCCGATGATTTATGTGTATTAGATTTTGGATTAAGGAAAAAAATAATTTGCACTAAAGACCATGTTTGGTGGGGCGCAGATAATAGACCATTAGTAACAGAAAATTTTGAAATTGGAATGGAAGTATTGGAAATGACAGAACGAGAACTCCGTTCAATTAATAATGTTAGAAAACAACAATGGTTAAAAGATATCAATTCAAAAAAAATTTCAAAAAGAAATAATCTTGGATTGATGAAACAAAAAGAATTGCCTCAGAATCAAAAAAAATACAAAAGAAAAAATCTTGAAATTTCTAGTTTTAAAACAAGCATTTCTTGTAAAAAAATGTGGAAAAATCCAGAATATGTTAAAAACTGGCAAGAGGGAATTAAAAAAGATCAGTGGAAAAGACCAACTTTATTAGAAAAAAAGTTTATTAATAAATTTGTAAATGAAAATCTAGATTTAAGATACGTAGGAGATTATAAGTTTTGGATAAACACACCAGATGGAAAAAGATTTAATCCTGATTTTAAAGTAAATGGTCAAAAAAAAGTAATTGAAGTTTATACTAAAAATTTACCTCATTTTATGCAAAATCGTGAAAATCAAGGATGGATGATACAAAAAAGAAAAGATTATTCATCTGCTGGTTTTGATGTGATGTTTGTTGAAAAAAATGAATTGGATACTTGCATTAATGATATTCAAAGATTTATTCATAATGGAATTGCATTAAAATCAAAAAAAGAAATTACACATGTTAATGAATTAAGAGGATTGGAAAAATCTAATGACAATTATATTGTTTATGATTTAGAATTAAATGAAGGTTCAAACTGTTTCTTTGTATTAAGAGCAATGTCACATAACTGTGGCAGTGCTATAGCTGCTTCTAGTGTGGCAACCGAACTTATTAAGGGTAGAACAATAGAAGATCTTGAAAAAAATTTTAGCAATGATAACATAGTAGAAGCATTGGGTGGACTTCCACCAGTTAAAATTCACTGTAGTGTGTTAGCACAGGAAGCACTTAATGCCGCGTTAGACGATTACAAAAAAAGAAAAGGAATAAGATAAAATATGAATAGATTTGAACAACCAGAACCTCCACAAACACTTCCTTTTGGTATTAAAGATACTACACCAGTTGCGTGTGAGTGTGGAAATGAAGTATTTGTACAAGGTAATATGTTTCGTAAAGTCAGTAGACTACTAACAGGCACAACTAAAGATGCATTAGTACCTATTGCAGTACCAGTTTGCACAAAATGTCAAGCACCTCTACAAGATTTATTACCAGAAGATCTGAAGAAGCCAAAATTTACTTTGTAATTTTTTTTCTTAAATTTTAATAGAATATCCCCATAATCAAATGCAATATTATCATGGGGAATTTTTGTATATCAAACCAGCGAGCCTCCGAAACTTCCGATGGTTGAACACTCACAGTATATTTGAAATTCTTAGGCAGTATGCACACATAAGTCGCTCCAAATTTAGCTCTGTGTTCGTTTAATTTGTGTACAAATAATTTTTTTACTTTATTTCTAATACTTCGTAAATCTATACCAGTTTCTTCACATAACTCTCTAATACCTCCATCAATCGGATTTTCATTTTCATTTAAATGCCCACCAGGAATACACCATTTGTTACCACAAAAACTATGTGGAGATATCAATGTTAATAGTATTTCTGTATTTCCATCTATAATTCTACACACAATAATATCGGCTGTGCTTATTTTTTAATCATGTGTATAATTATATAATTTTTTATTTGTTTTTGGAAAATATCTCAACTTAGACAATACCAAATCAAAATCATATGATGCCCACTGTTGGTTTTCGTACCAATTGTGGTATACCTCCATATTAAATGTGTCTACTAATGTATAGTCCAACACTATATCATTCTCTCCTAAAAATTCTTTTTCCGCACCGAATTTACCACATATAACCTTATTTCCAATTTTTTTTGCGGTATATGTACAAAGACCAAATCCTTCTCCACGATTTAATGTAAAATATACATCTCCAAATTCATGTATGAAATTAATCTCATCGTTGTTTAAATTGTCAAAACAAAAAATTATGGGAGGAATATCTTTATATTCACGAAGTATGTTCATAAATTTATATTTTAACATTTCTGTTTGACATTCTGAAAATTCTTTGAAAAATGTTTTAATAAACAAACAAACATTATCAGATTTTTTAAATTTTTTGCAAAAAGTTTTTAATACTTGATCTATATTTTTTCGTTCATTATACTGACTTATATTATAGTACACCGTTCTATTTTTTATAATAGATTTAACATCCACATCTTTGTTTGTAAACTTGTTATTATCATAATAATAAAATCTAGAAAATATTTTTTCCGAATCTAAATTGTTATTTGTTGTGAACGGAAATATATCGTGACGCCAAACATTTATTTTTTTGTTTACCTTGCTGTTTTTAAAAATTTTTTGATTGAAAAATGAAGGAACGATCAACTCATCTACTCCGCTATTATTTATAAAATTAACCCAATCTTCATGTAATTTATTAGTTTCCCAAACGGTTAATCCATATATTTTTTTACCTCTGGGTATAGTTTTTGCAATATCTGCCCATATGTCTGGTACATGATGTATTATAACCGCATCATAATTAATATTTTTATTTATACAATCGGCAACTAGTTTTTCATAATCATTACAAGCCTTATATGAAGAATTTCCAAATTTTGAAACATCCCACGTTATATTATACCCCTGTTGTAATAATTGATATATATAATTTTTGGCAGCGTAACTATATCCAGTATGGTTATTTTGAGAAATGTATAATATATTTTTTTCTCTTAAGAATGACAGATTTATAAATTTATAACAAAATAAAACTTCATATGTTTTTAAGCTTATTATTTTAAAATTTAAATCATTCTTAAAAAAATTGAGAGACTTATTTAATGTACAATAGTATATACCATTCTGTGATATGGATAAAAAGTCAGAATATTGTGGAATTAAAGTTTTTTCGTCCTCCCATAATATAAGAACCTTTTCATTGACGCAATTATAGTTAACTTCAAATCGTACTAAAAGTGGGTCGTCATTTTTTTCTACAAATTTTATCATAACAATGTTATTTGTTATAAATAACAAATTTTACCCACACAACATTTTTTTATTGATGGTATTTTCTTTAACAATCCCCATTTTGTTCCTGAGCATTTGCAACGCCGACTTAGGATGCATTTTGCCAAAGTTAAATCCTACTATACCATACTGTTGACAAAACTCTTCCAACTCTTGTATATCTTTGGGATCATATTGTTGTACTGGTGTATTAATATACCCACAATCATTTTCAACAGTAGAACGATTTCGTTTCAACATTACTTGATATGGATCGAAACCATTTACAGAGTTGGTTTGCGTCAATTTAGACTGAATCATTCTAGAGGAAAGATGATCCATGCCCATTGTAGGCCAATCGTCCATAATTTAAAAATAATAATTAAAACCAAAATATTCGTTCTTAGCCTTGGCATATTTAGCAAAAGCTAAAGCATTTGTTTTCATTCTTCTTTGAATTTGCTCCGGACCACTACGAGCATTTTGATGATTCAAATATTCTTTAGCAACAGCTCCCCAGTTACCACTATTCATCAACTTAATAGTTTTTGGTCCAATATCACCACGATAAAAACCATTAACGACTCCGTTCTTTACATATTGCGGAAGTGATTCAAAATCGCTAATCTTGTTACTTGCCAGTCTTTCCTTTACTTTTACATCTACATTGAACAACTTCTCAATTTGATCGTCTGTCAATTTTTGTTTACCGTTTAAAATCGCATCATAATTTACAGAATTACCAAATAGAGCGTTGAACAAATCACGATCTTGTTTAGTATTGTTTAGATAATGACCAATGCCAATTGTAGGGTTCTTTTCGGTATCCAAATATACACCATTTCGTTTTCCTTCCCACTGTCCAATATAATCACTAGTCTTTTTATCTAATAACGACGATTCACTATTCTTTGTAGCTGTTTGTACAACCGAACGTGATGGTTGTTTTACATTTGCAGCATCAACTTTTCCAGTTAATGTCCCCAAACCCAAAGCTCCGGCGACGACCCAATCTTTCCAACCTTCTTCAAGTTCTCTTGACACACGTACTTCATCAAGGGTTCTACCCTCTGGACCGAAGTGATCTAGGTGATGATACACATCGTCCAAGTATTCACCGGCCAAGTTTAACTTAGCTTTTACCCAATCTTCCAATTGTGTATTAGGCTGTAGCATACTTTCTAATTCTTTTGCGTCATTGTGTATTTGTTTCAATGCGCCCATAGCCATACTACTATTAAACTCTTTAAGGAGTTGATTCGTAACCTCTTTATAAACTTCTCTCACAGGTTTACTACTTGTAGGCTGACCAGATTGTCTCAACTTTCTGGCTCTACAATGTGCTTTCTGACTGAAACCTTTTGGAGCGTCACAATTTATACTTTTCTTATATTTTTTGGTCCACTTTTCAAATAATTTTTCGGAATATGATGGGGTTTTGGAGTTTAAATATTTTTTAGCAAATTTTAAAAGTTTTACTGCGGGTTTTCTAATTAGTCTTATTTTTATTAATTTTGCTAAATCCCCAAATGGTATTATAGAAACAGCACTTATAGCGGAATTTAATAAATGTTTTTTGGATTCATTTTTTTCTTTAGCTAAAGCTGCTCTTAAAAGACTAATTACAACATTCGTTGCATCAGCTGCTGTACCGAAAGTAGGTTCTAAACCAGCAATATCCAATGCGTATTGAATACCATCAATTACATCATTAAAATTTTTATATTTAGACTCTAATTCTCTCGCTTCTTTAAAAAGTTTTTGTAAAGATTCTTTTTCATCTCTATAAAACTTTAAATAATCTCTTACAGTAGCTACGTAATCACAAGCATGATTCAATTTAGCCTTAACCCAATCCTCAAGATTATCATTTATAGAGAACATGTTCTGCAATTCTTCACTGTATTTGATTATCTTATTTACATCGCTTTGCGACATTTCCGCATTTTCTTCCAATAATTCCGGTTTTAATAAAACATCCATTGTATTATTTTTTTGAGCTTTTTTTAAATCTTTCTTAGATAATGGTACCAATTCAACAGACGACACTCTTTTGTGGTCTCCTGTGAACTTATAGTATCCAGGTTCCGTAGCTGCTTCCCAATCAGTTGTAGGATCAACAATGTCTAAAAAATAATAAACTTTACTATGATAGATGTCATACGATGGTCGTAACTTATCTGAAAAGAATCCTATTTCCCCAGTTTTTTTAATTTTAAATAAAGACATATATATCCTTTAATTTATTATTTACTTTTTCTTGGCAATCTTACTCAATGTTTGAGCTAATCTGTCTCTCTTACCAAGTTTACCGCCTTTATTAGCAGCATCTGCTAATTTACCAGCTGGTATTTTTTCTCCAGATGGAACTCCAAGTTGTTTATGAAGAGCTCCTGGTGGTAGTCGGTCGCTACTCATATTTGCAGCAACTGTTTCTTTGTCATCTTCTGCAGTCACAACATCGTTTGCATCTTCTGGACCTGCTGGAGTTTCTGGTTGAAGTTGAGTCATTAATAAATCATGCAATTTTTGTGCAAGTTGTTTGTCCAATGTAATAGTAACAGTTTCATCTTCGGCTGCTACATCAACATCGTCTTGTTCTTGTTCAATCAATGTTTGTTTTACTAATTTTTTGATAGCTTCTTTAAGTTGTTCTTTTTTCATAATTGTACCTTTATTTTCCGCAAAACCTACAAAATCATATCCACTTCCATAAGTGCCTTGTCCATCTGGAGATACTTGTGATGGAAATGGTCCATCATAAGCTGCGGCTGGACTAGATTCGGCATCTTCACTCATTCTCCAGCCACCACCGTGTTTTTTATACCACTTAGCGGCCCATCCATTAGCATAAGCCGAATTGCCTGTAATTGTAATTAATCCGTTTTGGTACATTATCCAGGTATTATTTTCGGTAGTCGGACACCAAACATCCTCATTTTCTGTTTTCTCAAACTTTATATTTTGAACACAATGAAATTTTTTGTTTCTTATAAAATTTGCAGACGTTATAGATTCTCTATCACATACAGATACATAATATCCACTTAAATACGCTGCCAATAAACCAGCATCCAAATGATCTGAATTTTTTTGTACAAATCCAAAAGTATGACGACCTTCTATTTTTGAAGAAGATCCCTTATCCCACCCATCATATATTATAGATGCTGCTAAAAACGACTTTCTTTGTTCAGAACTCATATTAATGATATTTTCAGTCCAATTATCGGTTTTAGAAAAATTTTCTAATAATATTTTGTCATTATTTTTTAACTCTGCACATACTATTATTCTAGCTCTTTTAGGTAAATCTTTTGTTTCTATCAATTCTACAATAGAATAATCATTTCCTCTTTGTACAACCCACTTATGATTAGGTGTACACTTTATTGAAAAACCTGTAGGTTTATACATTCTTACTAACTCTGCATTTTCAAAAAAATTAAGATTTAATATTGGTTTCCATTCCAATTCATCTTTATTAATATTATAAGTCAATATCAATTCGCCTATAGTTAATTCTTCATATGTTTTCCATCCATTTTTTGTAAGAGCTTTACTATCAAGTGGTACGCACGGATATACATCAAATTTGGCTCTTGCAGCAGCTTTAGCTCTTGCCCATAAAGTTGGATTGGTTGGTTTTGGTTTCTTTTTACCTTTCTTTTCGTCTAATTCAATATCAACGGTTTTATTTACAATAGGTTCACTATTTCTTCCGTCAACTTGACCATTAGATGTATTACCAATTTTACCACCCATATTTCCTTTCTTTAAACCGTCGATGCCTACTCTAGAAGCATCGTTAGCTGAATAATCAGGATCACCGAGACCGCTGTTGTGTGACGGTTGAAATTCTTTGGCTAAACCAGCTTTTACCAATTTTGTATAATAAGCGGGATCTTCATATAAATGATCGCACGCGATTTCTTGTGCTATTTCAGGATCATTTGTATGCTCCATTTCAATTTGTATTCCTAAAGAAAGTTGTATAGGATTGAATTTTGAGGCATCTACACCATCGCCTACACCACCCGGTAATTTATCTAAATTTTTTAAATCCGACATAAATATAAATATTACTTAATATTCTTTTATTTCATTTAATCTCTCATTATATCGTATGAATTTACAATTATTTAAATGCTGTTTGATAGAATGCATCTAAGGATGCCTTTTTCTTTTAAGTTATTATTAATATCATAATGACATTTTTCGTCAAATTCAAATACTACATTTTTTTCTTTATCATTACCATCAACAAAATATCCCAATTCTTTTATTAATTAAATTATCAATCATTTTTTAAACCTTGTTGAAATTTTTCAAAACTTTTACCACTATGATAACTGGGATCAATTATCCAGGTTCTACCACGCATTTCAGGATGTCCTTTGGTAATATCATGAGGTTTACCGTCTCCTATATAATGCCAATTCTTTTTAAGCGGATCTGGCTTACGATATTGAGGACCATCTTTAGCAAAATTACGCATATATAATAAATATTAACTCCAGTTACGACGATTTAACTTATCTTTGTGTAACTGTTGCATAACTTCTGCTATAGCTTTTTCTTGTGGAGTTCTATAGTCAGTCTGATTTTTACCCCCGTCTTCGTCTTCAATGACTAACATTCTTAATTTGCTATAGTATTGTGGATCTTTCTTGAGATTGGATACTACATTTTGTTTAGCGACTTGTTTATCTTTAAGAACCATCTTTTTCATTTCGTAATCAATACCAGTCAAAACCTCATCCGGAGTTACTTTGTATTTGATTTGTGCGACATCGGTATCAAAGGACTTTGGATCTTGGCCTGTATACGGTCCAAATGGAGCAATCTTTTGCATAGATTGCTTATCTGTAGCTGTAATCTTACTTTTATCGGTGAGTGTACCGAATTTGTTAGGATCTTGTGATACATCTGGACTACTGAAAGTATCAAAACTAGATGCTCCGGTAACAGCACCTCCTTGTCCATAAGGTAAACCTTGCATCATTCTATCACCGGTATCACCCAATTCTTGTAATTTAGACATATATATAATATATAAATATAATTATTCAATAATATTCTATAATAATTTATTATTATAATATGGCTTTAAATCATTTGGTATTATATTTTCATCATCTACTAATTTATCATCCCATAAAAAAATTGATAATCCGTATATAATTGATAACACATTTCTATGTAAGACATAAACCTATCAGGAATTGAAGTATTACCTACCCATATATGATGTATTTTTTTAGGTATCATAAACAAAACTTTTAAATCTCAAATTTATATTTTCAATATCATATCTATGATCTCTAACTGATAATTGGTGTATAATTTTTCCACTTGGAAAAAAACATTTAAATCGTTTGTTTTTATATATTTCATTGAAAATATAATCGACAGGTATTGTATATTTCCAAATGTTTATTAAATTCAAAAATTCATTAAAACATGTATTTTTTAACATCATGCAGTGTGCCGTGTGATGCCAATTTAATGGAATATTTACATAATCATTATACATTTGTTTTATAGTGTCAGTATCATGTAACGGATGATAACCAAGATTTAATACATCCCAATCATTGGGTATATTTTTTAAAAATATATCAATTTTTTGTATCCAGTTTTTAGTAAAAAAACAGTCGTCCTCTATAACACAAATGTTTGTAAAATTGTTTATCCTCGATACTTCTACTATAGACGTATAAGCAGATGTTAAACTGATAGACGCTTTGTGATTTTTACTACTAACATCCCCACCGTCTTTTACAATAATATTGTCAGTTACAATTAGTTTCTCTGGTGCTACAAAAAAATCAAATTTAATATTATTTTCATTTAAATGATTTTTTATATAATTTGTCCGATTTGAATCAACTGTTGTTATAACAAATACTTTATCTGCAATTGAATTTATCATATTATACCGATATCCATTCCATATTTTTTGTTCTTGGCCATCTATGCTCCATTTTAAATTTTACTTTATCATTAGTAAAACACTGAGATATATCTATTATTCCATCTTCACCATTTTGTGAATAAACCTTGTATGCACAACTATTTAACATATATGAGGTATAATATATTGACCTTTAATAATTATGTTGGATTAGTGACAGACGCACTAATTTTAAAAAATATTTTAGAAGAAATTTCTTTACAAGATACACATATTATTTTTTTGGATAAATTTGATCAAAAGTATAAATCTGATATAGGAATTTGGATACAAAATTATTATGGTCATTTGCTGGAAAATTTTAAAATAAATATTTTTTATATAAATGAAGAATGGTTTGATTACAACATCGAGGATCTTAAAAGATTTGATTATGTAATATGCAAATCAAATTATGCATACAATATAATTAAAAATTATTGTAATGCAATTTGTTTACCTTTTATTTCAAAAAATTTATATAATATAAATGTTGAACGTACCAGTTCTTTTTTACATTTTGTAGGCAGATCAATACAAAAAAATACAGAATTAATTCTGACGCAGACTATTCCGATTACTTTGGTCGATTCATACAATAGATATATTCCACCCTCAAATTTCAATCATATAAACACATATCAATCTGAAGAAAGTATATCGTATCTATTAAATTCACACAATATTCACATATGTTGTAGCTTATATGAAAGTTGGGGACATTATCTGTTTGAAGGATTATCTACAGGAGCTGAAATTATTTGCAGTGATATACCGGTATTCAGAGAACAACTAGACCCAGACTTGGTACATTTTATACCAGTCGAAGAATTTATCGATCAAAACTATATATATTGTACAGACAATACAAATAATTTATATCCGTTTAGAAAATCATTTTTCGTAAATAAATCTAAATTTAAGGATGTTTTAGAAAATTTTAAATTAATTGGTAAAAATAAACAGAGATGTAACTTATTTAAAAGTATAAACGATAATAATCGTAGAAAAATGATATATTTCTTTAAAAACTTATGAATCTTTATTACATGTATGATGACAAATTTTTAGATCTTAAAAACTCTTTTATTGAAAGTGTCAAAGACAATTTTAATAAAATTGAAATAAAAATAAATTCTCCAGTTTTTGATGTAAATCTGCCGGAACATCTCAAATACGGAGGTGGAATCGAAATATGGAAATCACGTGTGAATAACATTGTATAGATAATAAAAATGTTACCGGAAAATGAAGTATTTGTATTCTCGGATATTGATATTGTATTTTATAAACCAATCATTCCTACAATTTTAAATTTAATAGAAAATAATGATGTTTTATTTTTACGAGAATTTTATGATGGTATATTTGAATTACAAGGAGGTAATATTAATTTTGGATTTAATATCATACGATCTAATCAAAAAACTCTTAATTTTTTCCAAGATGTTATATTTGAAGTTTGTAAAAGTGGTACTTGGGAACAAAAAGTGATCAATGAATTTTTATATAAAAACAAAAATTATAATTTAAAATGGGATTTACTACCAGCGACATTTTTATAAACTTCAGTCGGTTTCAAACATATAAATAAAGATATTTTACTTTATCATGCAAATTGTGCTTTAACTACAAATTCAAAATTTGAACTGATGAATCAAGTTAACAAAATTGTTCTTGAGCTTTGTGCATAGCTTGCCCTATAACTTGATGCATGTCAAAATATTTATACGATGCTAATCTGCCACCAAATATAAAATTAGGATATTCTTTTTTTGCCAATTCTATATATTTTTTATACAATTCATCATTTTGACTATTGTTCAAAGGATAGTAACTTTCTTTACCAATAGTCCATTTTTCAGGAAATTCTTTTGTTATTATTGTATGTTCTACATTTACATTTTCAAAATGTTTATGTTCTATAATTCTAGTATACGGAACTTGATATTCCGTATAATTAACTATTGCATTTCCTTGAAAATCTCCAATTTTTAATTTTTCGTGTACAAATTTAAGACTTCTATATTCAAGTACTCCCAATTTATAATCAAATAATTGATCAATGGCTCCTGTATAGACAATATGTTTTGCTTTTGGAAGCCAATAAGCTTTGTTTTTATTAAAATCTTCATTTAATTCCACCTGAATATCTTTTAACATATTATTTATAATAACGGTATATCCATCTATTGGAATTCCTTGATAAATGTCTTCATTATTATAATATCCATCATTAAAATCTAATCGTATGGGCAATCTTTTAACAATTGAACTCGGTAATTCACAAGGTTCTTTGCCCCATTGTTTTTTAGTATAACCGTATATGAATGTCTCATATATTTCTTCTCCAACTTGATTTAAAATCCACTCTTCTAGATTACTAGGATTTTTTATTTTAAGTTTAACACTATTTAATTTATTCTTTGCTTGTTCTGGAGTGATAACTCCCCATAACTGATATAAAGTTAATAAATTAATAGGAAATGAATATATATTATTCTTATATTTTACTTTGGGTCTATTTAAAAAATTATTAAATTTAGAAAATTTATTGATGTATTTCCAAATTTTTTCATTTGATGTATGAAATATATGTGGACCATACATGTGTATATTAATACCATCTTTTTTTTCAGTATAAATGTTACCGCCTATGTGATTTCTTTTTTCCAAAACAAGACACGATTTTCCACATGAATGTACTAAGTTTGCAAATGTAGATCCAAATAACCCAGATCCTACTATTATATAGTCATACATAAGTATAAATTATTGGATTTTGATATTGTTTTACCTTATAAGTATTAAAGTTGTGTGATTCAAATAACGCCTTGTTATAACTCGCACCTATTTCTCCAATATGATTTACTCTAGACTCTTGAGGTGATATAATTTGATGAGTATTTTTAAATATTTCTACAATTTCGAAATCAAATGATCTTTTCTTATTCCAATATTTTAAAGCATTATTCCACATATATTTTGTCGCTAAAAATCCCCACGGTGTAAAGTAACCCATATTTCCACGCATGAATGGTTTGACTTGGATTAGATCGGATTTAGTCAAAACATCATCTATCAAATTATCTTTATTTAGATAACAAAATATATTATTATCATGATAATGTTCGGAATTTATATAAAAATTTGTTATATCGTATAAATCATTGGATGTTTCTACATCGTCTTCAAGATATATAACATGATCTAATTTTAGATGTTCAAAACAATAATTCAAACAATTATACTGATTTAGGAAAGTTTTAAAGTCGTATGAATTTATATGTAAATCAATGTTATTGTATGATTTTAATTCGTAAATTAAATTATAATCTACTATAGTATTTTCATAGAAAAAAATAAATTGTATTTTATTAAAATTGTTTTGATTTTTACACGAATTAATAAACTTTTGATAATATTCAACTCTATGTTGTTGACCTAAATATATGGGGGAAACAATAGTAATCATTAAGTTATATATAATATCAAGAAGTTATACACATTTTTTAATTGCAAAACTAATGCATCCATCTAGAGAAATAGCATATATTTTTTGACTATATTTTGTACAAAATTCATATACAGCTTTATCAACTTGAAATGAATATGGCGGATTAACGCATCTATCAACATTTATATCTAAATCATGACCACGCACATATCCACCGACTTTACATTTTAAAAAAGAAATTTCCAATTCGTTTAATGTTTGTTCGTAGGTATGCGTAGTATCAATATAAATGAAATCAAAATAATTATTTTCACACGATTTCATAAAAGAAATAGAATCATTTTATATAATTTCCGTATTATATGAATCGCCAAATTTATTTTTTACTGTATTTAAACAACTTAAATGATTATATAGTTGTAAATTTTTCCATCCTCATCGCCACAAAACATTGAACAATTTCACAAATCAACTAAATACAATTTTTTAGGATTTTGATTGTGAATATGCTGTGCAAATCCTCCGTATAAAACACCCAATTCAACACAAATTGACGATTCATTAACCAAATCTTTTATAAGATCTATTCTTGTTTTATAAATTTTCATAATTCCATATTAAAGGCCAAATTCTTTCATACGCCCACGGCGAAGTTTCAATATACTTATTAAAAACAATATAACAGTTTTTCCACCAGTTTAACGATTTTTTTAAAATAAAATTTTTAGGAACCATATATTGAGCACCTGCTGAAAAAATAAATGTTTTATCTTTACTAAATTTGATTTGAAATAATTCTTCACATATATCTAATAATGGTAACGGCCGTTCACCAGGCCCACCTTCAAAATTTTTAGTTACAGGACCCCAGTTTGTACCTAACCAAACCACATTATTAAAATCAGTGGTAGTATTAACTTTTTCAACAAAATCATAACAATGATCAAATGGATTAGCTTGTGTAAAAACAGTAATGTCAGATAGATTATTATAATTAGAAAGTATATAATTTAAATAAGTATCAGCTTCACGACCTATATTTGGTAAATTTATATAATTTGAATCAATATCACCTTTATTATATATAACGGATTCAAAATTAATTTTATTTAACCAATCTAAATTTTCATTATATCTCGCGACTATTAATTTTTTCATAACAAGGACGATTCATATTTTTTATAATATAAATGTTTATTGTTTTCGTTTTCTCTATATGAAGAACCATAAAATATATTATCTAAACACAAATAAGTATTAAAATTTGGATAAATGTGATCACACAAAAACCAATCCATTGGATGTTCACATATGTTCAACTTATCTATTAAAAATGGAACGGTTTTATTTTTATATGCAACGATATGCGCACCACATATTCGATCTTCGGTTTTTAATTTATAAAACAAATTTGATGTTTTAGATTTAAAATTATTATATTCATGAAATCCTAAATTTAAAATTTCCCAATCGTCTGATAATTTCGAGAAAAATAAATTTAATTTGTTAATATAATCATCTGCAAAAAATATATCATCTTCCATGATACAAAAAGTATCAGACTTTAAAAATGATTCTTTCAAGAAAATCGACTCAGCTGCGCTAATATGACTAAATGCTCCTTTCGACTTACATGTTTTAGAAAAATCCGGAATAAAATATTCTTTTTTAGGAGCTATAACAATCTCTACGTCAATGCCTTCATTTTTTAAAAATGGAATTAATTCAGATAATCTATTTTTAGTGTCATACGATGATATTATATATATCTTATTAAAAAAATTATTCATACTAATACAAACGGTTGATTTTTTATTTCATCTATAAAAACTTGTTTATCTATTTTTATATTTACAGCACTACAATCATTTAATCCACTATATATATTAATATTTTCATTATCCACCACTACATTCATTGGAAATATAACTTCATATTTAACAACTGGTGCTAGTTCAGTATTACGCCATTGCCACAAAGATTCAAGAAGTGTAGGATCGCTATATGATTTATTTGATTCAAACAATGCGTCTTGTGAATATCCAATAGGCTTCAAATCATTATCTAATGACATTATACCAACATAATATTTAAAATATAATTTTTCTAATGCTATATAACTATGAAACAATAGATATTTTTTACTATTTAATTCAAATATATTTGTACTTAACCCCGGATTACCATACTTCTCTATCCACGGTTGCCAATTAATCAGATTTTTATAAATAATATTTTCATTAAGATCTAATATTGTGTATGGATTAACATGATAGATAATTTTATCACTATAAAACTGCCAGTGTTTTTCGAAATATGAGTTTTGTGTTTTAAAATGTGTGAATTCTTTTGTAGTTAAATTATATTTTTTAAACTCTACATTAATTATTTTACCCAAGCGATTTTTATCTCTTTTACAACAACATACGCTTATTTCATTTTCATTAATAAATCTAGCATCTTCATAACTCCATAAATAGTTTTCGTCTATACGATGTTGTAATATGATATTATCTTGATCATCTACTATGTCACTAAATAATAGTTTATTTTCAAATTTACTTTCACGACGAAATATAGTTTTACCGTTAAAATGTGACGGATTAAAATAATTACATATACCGTCAAACTTTTTAAACACTTCAACATCTAAATGTCTTAAATCGAAAATCATCGGTTTATTTGCAACTGTCATACATATATATTGACGCATTTTAAGGTTTATTAAATTATATTATGGATATTACTTGTCAATTATTAGGCGGATTAGGAAATATGATGTTTGGACTAGCAACAACATATGCAGTTGGTCTTGAAAAAAAACTAACACCTTGTATACATCTAGATCATAAAGGGTACTTACATACACACCCTAGTAATTATACAAGCAGCATATTTAGAAAATTTAAATTAATAAACGATATATCAAACTTTCATCTATATAATGAACCTTCATTTACATACACCCCAATATCAATTCCATTGGACGTTAATATAAAATTAAATGGATATTTTCAATGTGAAAAATATTTTATGCGGTATAGAGAGGAAATTTTAGATTTATTTTCTCCAACGGACGACATAAAATCTTATATTAACACCAAATATTCTGAGTTTATTCATAACAACACGGTATCTATTCATGTTAGACGGGGAAATTATATGAATTTATCACATATACATCCCCCATGTAATTTAGAGTACTATTATAGTGCTATAACTAATTTCAAAAATTGTAAATTTTTAATTTTTAGCGACGATATAGATTACTGTAAGCAATCGTTTATCGGTGATAAATTCTACTTCGTAGAAAATGAGTCCGATTTAATTGACATGTATCTGATGTCATTTTGTGATCATAATATCATATCAAATAGCACATTCAGTTGGTGGGGAGCTTGGATGAATAAAAATAATAATAAAGTGATATGTCCATCAAAGTGGTTTGAACAAATTAATAGTAAAGACATACTTCCAGATAGATGGGCTAAAATTTAAGTAACATCTCCAAATTCCGGATATTTAATTCTGATATGTCTTTTAATTTTACATCGTCCCAAGTCATATAAATTAAATTACTTTTGCTTCTTTCCACATATTATATTGATTTGTGGCAGCAAAATGACCAGTTATATCACTGTGAGATGGCCGTTGAATAGCCAATATAGGGTTTGTTACAAATCTCCTCAGATTAAATGATCCATAAGTACCATCGATAGTAAATATGGATGTATCAACATCACTTTTGGCAGAATAATTTATTATTCCATCAACACTGTCATATCTAGTTTTAAACCTGTCATATATTATATTAACATCTGTAATTATGGCATGCGTTGCACAACATTGGTTTATTTGATCAACATAATCATTAATAGGTTCGATATCATATTTATGAAATGTAGCGCCTAAATAAAACATATCGTACCCACAATTTTCTAGAAACATGAATGATTTTTTAAAATTGTAATTATAATAATTTTCTTCTAAGAACTCGCAATCATCTTCCAATATTAAAATTTTTTTATATCCGTGTGATCTTGATACTTCATTTATCAAGTAATGTGAAATTATACACCCCACATTTCCACATATATAATTAGAAATGTTATCATTCTTATAAATATATGCGGGAAATCTTTCATAATTTTTAATATTGAGCCGATCTAATTGTGAAGTAATAAGAGACCATCTATCAATTCGATGATTTAAATTTATAATAAAAATTTTATCTACAAATTGATCGATCATATAGGAAAATTAATTTTTTTAAGATCTTCTTTCAAGTGATTTAAAACTATGGAATTATATGTATTGTCAATTTCAAGTTGAAAATATTTCATAAAAATATGATATCCACGATCAGCAATTTTTTCAGATTCAATTTCGTGCGTCAAAGCATATTCATAAATATATTCTAAATCACTTAAGTCGTCTTTAATTTCATAAAAACAATCTTTTAATTTTTCACTAAAGAACCAATCAACTGGATCTTTCAATAAATTTGTGGATATCATTGTAGATCCCACACCCAATGTAGCATAATTTCGAATTCCAAGATTAGAATTTCCAGGTATACAAAGACTCAATCTATTCTCATTTATTTTTTTTAAAAATTCATCAAATGTAAGCCATTGATCTTTATGCACATATGGAATCGTTTTATTATACTCTTCATTCTGGTTGTTTCCTAATTCTAGTATTGTATCATCAATTGTGCCTCCTGAGAAATGTTCGGATAAACATTTATTTTTTTGAATTATTTTTAAACTCTCCACTCTTTTATTTTTACCATTAAAAGAATTTGCGCCACTAGTTCTTCCATAAAAAAACAAATTATTTTGTTTAGATAGATATGACAGTCTTGGTTCATTAACCCGAATCACATATCTAGGCATCAAACAATATTTATGATTGTATTTTTTATTATAAAATACATCCGTGTCAGATCTTTTCATCAAACACAACCAACCATCTAATCTGTCAAATATCTCTTCATCCAACCCTTGTATATAAGATGCATTTCCATCGTCGGTTATAAAAAAATATAACTTGCCTTTAAAATTAAAAAATATTTCTTTTTTTGAGTTTGCACCTATAACCATTGAGTTATGAGCATCACGACTATGTGACATGTCAAAATAATCATATAAACAAATGTCTACATTGTTGAGTGTAGTCGATGTAACTTCTTCTATAGGAAGATATATAATTTCATACCCATATATTTTACGAAGTGTGTCGTAAAATGGCGACAGCCTCTGATATAAATTAAATGCAGTTGTGGTAACTAAAACTTTCACATATCAAATGAATCTTTGTACTCAACCTTAAGTCTCTCAATTTTTTCCAGTTTACCTTCTTCAGTTGCATTTTCGTGATCACCAACGAATTTTTCTATCCAATCTCTACCCACAAAAAGATTTCTTATAACTTTAAAGTAATACCACGTTGGCCAATTTGGATTATCTGGTTCAAAGGAAAAATTATTAATAAAATCTTCTATATAATTACATTTATACCACCCTTCGTCTAAATAAACTTTTGGATTACAATTGGTACCAATTTCTCCACGATTGATCAATTTATTATAAACAGTTGATACTCTATATTTGCCATCTCGTCGAATTAACATCGAATAAAATGCGTCAATAGGATAACTATTGTTGTAAATTTGCAACTCTCGTCTGCAATAATTTTTAATTAATTGTGTAGTTCTATCTCTTACTAATAAATTATGATATTCTTCGATGTAATTTTTGTACAATCTTTCAAAGAGATCAAATTTTATAAATGTTCCTATGTGATTGTGTTGTGGTACTAGACAGTTTTTATATTTAACAATTTCTTCGTGTGACCATCCTAATGTTTCTCTACTAAAACAGCTGAATGTCACTATTCTATCGTCATCTTTTATAAATTCATATAACTGCTTAGATTGTTTTACATAATTGTGACTAAAATACAAATCGTCCTCGACCAAAAACAAATTTTCAATATTTTTATTAAAATTATCGATAAATATTTTACTAATTGTTAGATCTGGATTTTTATGAGAAACTTTATTTATAATTGAAGTTGGAAAATATTTTTTAAAAGTATTAATGTTTTGCATTATCCCCACATCATGTTCGTCTCCGTCTATATAAAGTTCACACTCATCTATTTGATCTTTAATAGACAATAATGTTATTTCAAAATAATTTATTCTTTTGCTTGCTATAAAGACAGTTTTAAACTTCATAAATTTAATTATTTATATACCAATCGTAAGTTTCTCTCAATCCATCGTTCAATTGAATTTTTGGCGACCACCCTAAATCTTTGATTTTGGTATTATCAATCATCTTGGATATAGTTCCGTCTGGTTTAGATGTATCAAATACTAACTCACCGGTGTATCCAACCAATTCAGATATCATAGTAAACAATTCTTTCATTCCTACTTCGTATCCAGATCCGACATTAATATGATTACGGTCATTATAGTTTTTCATTAAAAAATACAAAGCTTCTGCCAAATCGTCTACATACAAAAATTCTCGTTTTGCAGCACCAGTACCCCACATTACAATATCATTCAATTTATTGATCTTGGCATTATGAAACTTTGTAATTAACGCGGGTATGACATGACATTTATTCACATCAAAACAATCATTTGGACCATATAAATTGCAAGGCATAACAGATATAAAATTACATCCATATTGGTCCCTATAATATTGCGTCATCTTCAACCCTGTTATTTTTGCCAATGCATACGATTCATTAGTTGGTTCTAATGGTCCGGTTAATAATCTATTTTCATTGATAGGTAATGGATTTTCTTTTGGATAAATACAACTGCTACCAAGAAACAATAACTTCTTTACATTATTTAGATAACTCGCATGTATAACATTGGTTTGAATCATTAAGTTATCATATATAAAATCTGCTGGATATGTTTTATTATAAGATATACCTCCAACTTTAGCAGCAGCAAGAAATACATAATCAGGTTTGTTTTTAACAAACCAATTGTTAACTTGCAATTGATTCCTTAAATCAAGATCACTAAAGTCTGCGGTTAATAGATTATTGTATCCCAATTTTTTCAATAATCTCACAATAGAAGATCCAACTAGTCCATTATGGCCCGCAATATAAATTTTATCAGTTTTATTCATACATTTAAAAAATTACATCATTGTCAACTGATATGCCAATTATCTTTACACCCAATTCACGATTATCTCCAACGGCAAAATATGAATTATTCAATTTTAGACTAAACAATCCACCATCATTAACTTTAATTTTAACTATATTTAGACACGCGGGTTTTAAATCCACAGATTCTTCATCGCATGTCAAAACATTTTCCATTTCACTAACAACTGTTAATGTGATGTATTCTATATTTTTAGCATAGCCTGAAAACTTTGCCGATGTCCATATCCACTTTGAATTTTTGTTTTCCTCAAAGTTGTATATACCTTCAACAAATTGTATTTGTTTTTTGGTTTTATCTAACTGTTTAAAATTTAGCTTCATAACATTTTTTCATTAATTCATAAGCACTATCTAGATTTGGATATGCCCATTCTTGATCTATAGAATAATTAGTGCTAAACGACTCCATACCACTTACTTTATCTATTTTATATTTTACTAATCCCTCATAATCTAAACCGAGATAATCTACTTGACCACCATAACCTGTAGTAATAACTTTATTACCATAATTAAACGCGTCAAATATAGTTAAACCAAATCCCTCACCTTTGTTTAGACTAACATAACAATCACCAAAACTATGTAAAGCTAAAATTTGTTTATTACTTATATTATCTAGTATAAGATAAATTGATTTGCCTAGTTTGTTTGTTAATTTACTTAGAATATCTATACAATATTTTTTATTAACTTGAGAGTACTCTTTATAATGAACTTTTAATATTAGTTGAGTATCTGGATAATCATCGTTAAATTTATCAAATGTTTTTACCAAATCCTCTATACCTTTTCTGAAATTTAATTCTCCAATACTATAAAATGTATATTTACTCTTTGATACCACATTTCTAACATGATCATATATGGTTATGTTATCTTTGTCTATTAACTTTTGAGGATGCCATATATGAGGTACAACTTTTATATCAGATTTTACTCCTGAATTTATAAAACATTCTTTATTAAAGACAGATGGTACCCACACCTCCGATACAAGATTAATAGAATTTATCCACTTTGGAGGAAGTTTGTTTGTTTCCCAAGTACAATATCCTACTATATTTTTAGTTCTATCTCTGTGCGTCAACAGTAAATCGTTCCAAATATCCGGCGTACTGTGTAATATTAAAGTATCGTAACTATCGTATGATATACCTATCGTGCTCTCAGCCAAAGCATCTACATAATACTTTTTGTCATTGTTACTATTGTCAAATATTAAAGGTACCCAACTAACAGATACATTACGTAATACATAGTCTGCTAAATATCCTTTAGCGGCACTAGCATAACCGCTAGTGCCGCTTTGACCAATATATTTAATATTACCTATGTCGTTTATTTCGACAGATGAAAGAATGACTGGTTTACTATTAACTATTCTTGCCAGTTTCTTTATCATTTACCGATTGTTTTTATCAATTTAGCAATACAAGCCATGAACGTAATTTCTTTATCCACAACCATGCTACTTTGATAAGTATGTTCTGCTATATCAATAATTACTGAAGTTTCTTTATTAGGAGCATATTCTTTTGTTCTGACATACAATTCACTATACAGTTCGTCATATACTTTTGCACCCGCGTCATTTACAAGTTGTCGAATATCATTAAACGCACTTGAGTTTGTTTTTGAACCCTTCAGAAGTTCAATAATTTTGTTTTTAAGATCAAAACTTGCATTTTGATTTTTGACAATCTTCAATGTACCACTAGTGCTATTCTGTTGTACGAAGTTGATAATCTTCCGTACATCTGGATAAAAATCATCCAATACGTTCTTAAGAGATGGCAATTCGTACTTAATATTCTCTTTATCCAAGATATTCTTGATATGAATCGCTACATTCTTTGGAGTAGGCGGTTCAATATCAAACACTTGACAACGACTAATAAGAGGCTTGATGATCTTCTCAACATAATTACAAGTCAAAATAAACCTCGTAGTTTGACTATATGTTTCCATCAAATTACGAAGAGATGCCTGAGCTTCAGTCGTTAAAAAATCACAATTTGATGTTAAAGTTGGTTTGTTTCCTATGAAAAAGTTATGATTTCCATCCACTGATAAATCATATACATGCATTTTTTCTTCCAATTTTTTAATTGATTTTATTTTTATTTTTACCATAAATACCCTCTAACATTTTATTGTATTGATTTAGATTATCATCCGAGAAATCTTTTTTGTCAATATGATTTAGAATGTTGTTTTCATTCAACCATATAAATTTTATTTCATTTTTTATGCAATATTCTATAACTTGATTTATTTTTACTACTTCTTTTTTAAATACGGATCTAGGTTTTAGTTCATATAAAATTTTGTTTTTTTCATCATAAAAATCCGCAATATAAGTTTTAGTTTTGTCATGTTTATCAATATATGGTATCCTAATATACTCATATTTACAATGAGTGTTACTAACAAAAAATGAAGCTTCCCATGAACTTCTAAACTTATATATTTTATTTTCTAATGTAATTATAGCATTCCAATTTGTCCAACTGTTTGTTATATTTGGATGAAATTCTCCCTTTAATATTTTTTCTTTTAAAATTTTTGATTGTTTTAATGATGTTTTTTCAATTTGATTACGCCCCTGATCTGTTTGAAAATATTTTTTTTAAACCTATACTATTTTGTTTTCCGAGTTTTTTATAAAATAACTTTCCTGATTTTGAATTTGTCCATTTTAATTTTGAAATTTTAAATTTTAAAACTGATTCTTTAGAATGTTTATATCTTTTATAGTTTTGATTATTTGTACAAATTAGACAATATTTTTTAAATCCTTTAAATGAAAAACCCTTCCCACCATATGAATATGAATCAATTGATAATTTAATATTACAATACTTACAATCGGGAATATTATCTTCTAAAAGATAGAAAAATAAATTACACGAAGAAATATCCATTTTTCTTATTATAGAGTTTCTCCAAATATGTTCCGATTTATATGTTATAGTTGAATTAAAAATATCGGTATATTTTGGCAAATTTTTATACTTTTCTACTAAACTTTTAATTTCCGTATCACAATAATTTTCTCGTTCATATATTTTATATTTTCCCAATCCTTGATTTATTGCTGCATTTTTTAATTTTTCTCTAGTTGACTTAGCATTTATTTTTTAATTTTTTTAATAGACCAACCTTCCCAAACAAAATCTACAGAAAATATTATATCGTAGAATTTTTTAATGTTGTTTAATATAAAATTTCGTCTAGAAATATGATTTTCAATGTTTCTATGAAACTGAACTACATAGTTTTGAAAAACGCATAATTCAGGGGTGTTCATCAAGTATTCTAATAAATTATACTCTTCACCCTCTATGTTAATTTTTATTAAATCCACAAAAAATATTTGTTCTTCAAATAAAAATTCTCTGATATTCTTTACTTTAATACACTCTTTCTCTATTGTTTTTGAATCAAAATGAATAGATGATCGATCTCCTTCTATAGAAATCTCAGTTTCATATGTTTTGTCCGAAATAGCAAAGTTAAAAACTTTAACATTATTTATAGATTTAAATCGATCACAAATTAAATCATAATATAGTTTTATGGGTTCAAATACATAAATGATCGATTTCGGATACTTAGTTAAAGCTATCTGAACCCAATCTCCCTTATGTCCACCTAAATCAAATATTATTGGCGTTTCACTTTTTATATCAAAAATCATTATATCGTTCAATTTCATATAAATTAAATTACTTTTTTATTATATAACATATATGAAATTTGTGAGTCAAGAGACAAATAATTTTATTCTGGAGACAAAATGCAATCATATTTACCTTCTACTAATTCTTTTGTTTTTACTTTTATTGGTTCGTTTTTATCGTTTAAAACATACCATTTATGATCTAATGTACAAATTACGGATTCTCCGTTTTCCAATTCAATTCTCACACATTCTTGTTCACCTTTGTCCCACAAATAAAATGTTCTCCATTCTATTTTAGATTGTTTAATATTGAAAGATTTTATCAAATCTTCATTCTCATTGACATCTTTTATTTTTACTTTGGTTTCAATACCTTTTCTCAATACATAAACAAAAGTATTTTCATCCAAACATTCATCTAATATAATCACTTTTAATGGTTGGAAACCTGCGGATCCAGCAAATCCCTTAATCTTAGTTCTTACCATCTCAATACCATTAGTATCACTAGCATTAATATAAACACAATCACATGGAATATTTTTTACAATAATCTTAGCTAAGGTTGTATTATGACAAATAATTCCAGATGAAGTAATATATTCATGAGGATCGTTTAATGACATATCATATACATCACCATCTTTTAGATAGGTTGAATTTATAATTTTATACGACCCATTTATAGTATCGACCAAAGTACAGTCTTTTATAAAAGTAAATTTTCCGTTTGATTTAACTAAATGGTTTTCATCACAAGTTATTTCAATACCATTTTCCAATTTATAATTATAAATTTTACCAAACTTTTTGATTAAATATAATATGTCGGTATATTTTCCGTCAGCTGTTTTTATTTTTAATAATCTGGAAATTTTCTTTGGAATGTCATAATCATTTCCATTTAAATTGAAAAATGTGAACAGTTCCCCAATTGGAATACGAAACTTTTTAAGTGTATTTTTCATTCAATTTTTTAAACTTTTCTATTAAGCATTTTCTTTTTTCTAACTTCGCATTTGTAGTTTTTGCATGACAATTATGACATAAAAAGATCAAGTTGTCAATTTTATCATTTTTTTATCGAAATCTATATGATGTAGATGAAATAAACGTTCTTTATTTGAAATCCCACATTCCCCACATTCCCCACAACTGAAATTTTGTTTGGATAATATTTTAAATCTGTAATTTTTATTGTAAAATAATGATGTTCGTTCTCTTTTTTTAAATAAGTCTATTTCATTAAATTCTTCGACGGTTGAAATTTTTTTCCCCCAATATCTTAACGAAAATATTATTCTACCTTCCAATTCTCCATATACTGAGATCATATCATTTAGACTTTTATATTTATTCAAACCATTATTTCCTTTTTTAATTGATAATGCATCCCAATCATTATTCTTTTTCAAAGAATCAACCCATTTTTTATTTCGTTCATCAACTATTCTGTTTCCAATTTCTTCGCCATACTTCTTTATTAATTTATTTCTGGAAAAACACGACTGTCTTTCTCTCAATTTTTCAACCGCTTCCGATTGTGAATATCCTTTTTTTAACCAAAATTCAATTCTAGTATTAAGTGCTCACGGTTTATTTTTTAAATTTGATTTTTTTGAATAATTAGATTGGATTTTTTAATATTTTCAATGGCTTCATCCATTGTCCAACCTCTCTGAGTCCAATATTCAGTTTTTAAAAAAGTACCACAATTAACCCATTTTTTAATAAAATTGTTTTTAAATATTTTAAAAGAGACTTTATCGGTCTTGTTAATTTCCACATTAATAATATTAATAAATTTTACATCGAACGATTTGAAATTTTTCAACAAATGATTTGATATAATAAAATTTTCTAATTCTTTATAATTTTTAACATCCGATAAAATTTTATATTGTTTATATATTATTTTCATAATTTATAGTTATGCCGGTATCGGAAAAGTCCAAATCCTGCATAACTATACACAGTATCACGATTTCAATTTATTTCATATTTTTTTAAAATTTCATATTCATCGTTTGTTACTTCCATTTCTACATCTATAAATTCATCATAATCTAAACATTTTCCAGTACCAGCATTACCATGTAACAATATATGCGGAATGTCTTTACGATTGATAAAATCTGTAATAATGCTTTTTAGATTGCTATCACAGATATAACCATCCAATACATCCGGACGATATTTTTCCGACCACAAAGAATGATTTTTGACGGAAGAGGAACTTTCTTCGCTAAAGAAACTCATATATGATTAATCAATGTTCTTAATTTCAACTAGATAATAATTGCTGTTGAATGTATCGTTATTGAACTCTACATGTGCCAATCCAGCATCACTAACCTTAAGTACAGCATTTTCACAATCACTGTTACTGGTAAGAATCTCTTTTAGATATTTAGCACTAAAATGTAGTGTCTTACCCAAGGTATCTTTGCCTTCCGATGGTTTTACATCAATATTGATACGATTACTATTGACGCTACTATATCCGATAACCAACTTGATCTTGTCTTTCTTATCTTTAAGGAATGTAAGAGTGTCAACATCACTCAAAGCACCCTTGGCTTTTACAAATGTACTTACAAATTCTTTAGTTAGAGGAATTTCTAAGTTAAATGGTGGAAGTTTCTTTAAAGCTGGTACATTTGGAATGACACTCAAATCCGCAGTAACATACTGTACATCGGTGCTTTCCGTACTCAGAGACAACGATACAACCTTGTCATCTCGTTTATTAAATGTGATGTTTACTTCATCGCCAAGAACATTCAATAGCTTCTTAAGCTTGGTAGTATCATTAACACCCAACTCAGCATTTTCAAGACCGGCGGTATCTTTGATTACTACGAAGCTCAAAACATTTTTGTCATCACTAATTGATGATGTCTTGATTTGTTTATCGTTGTTGTCAACTACCCATTTTACACTTTCAATGGTTCCGTTGAGTGAATATTTGTCAATAAATGAATTTAATGTTTGTTTTTTCATACTCTATTAGTTTACTCTATTCTGTTCCCGCATTCAAGTTATTTTACCGCAAAGTCAAAGAATTCTTCTGAATGTTTTGTTGCATCAACCGGCGACAATATACAACATTCACCATCATCTTTGTATAAATCATATGGACTTATATAAAAATGATTAATTAAATAATCAGCATATGCTACGCTTCTCATTTGATAATAAACCTTTACATCATTTTCAATTGTTCTGAATTCAATGTAGTATACTTTTGGATCACTCAATCTATATAATTGTCCCTTTGGAATATATAATTGTGTATCCACAATTTGATTTTTTGTAAATTCTATGTATGGACCTCGTTGACCGATTACCACCCTTTGATATTTATCCGCAATTACATTATAAGATGGATGTTTTGCATACAGAGAAATTTTTGCACCGTCAATTGGTATAGTTAACAATTCACTAATTTTTTTCATATCTAGATATAAAATCACTACAAATACCTTTGCAGTTCTTTATATCACCATTATATCCCAATTCTGGTAAAACACAAATACTATTTGGATATAAAAATTTATTTGGATATGTCCATATATCATTTTTACTTGTTAAAACCCAATCTTCATCAGTGTGCCAAAATACATTGCAATAACAATCTTGTAATAGATGATAAAATGCATCTCCGTTCTTTGCATGTAACCACAATCCATCCAGTGTTAAAAAATCATATTTAACTTTGTATTGTGGTCCATCGTGACCTAAATACCATTTATTTTCTAAGAACCAGACATCAATTTCAACATCGTAACCATCTGTTAAAGCATCTTTAATATAATCAGGCTGATTTTCTCTATTGATATTAGGACCGTGTACATTACCTCGGTGAGCGATTAATTTCATATAAAGTTCATTCCTAATAAATTATCTTTTATTTCGTGTGTGTAAGGGCCCATTTCAACTACAATATCTGAATTTACAGATAAGTCAGATGAATGAATAACTTTTGTGTTTGTTCCATACATTCTCCGACCACATTTTAATTTATCATTATCTACAACTGCAATAATTTGTTCTTCTTTAACTCCGAAATTTAAAAAATAATAATATGGAAAGTGTGCTCCAAACACATAAAATTTTTCTATACGCTTAACATCTTCACTTCTGCGTTTTATATAATCAATCCAATCTATAATTAATTGTGATTGGTCTATATTGAAATCTTCAATGTCAACAGAATGATTGCTTGGTTCGGTAACAAAAAAAATAGAATGATCTCGGTAATAATTTTTTTCTAATATTCTCCACTGTGTCTTTTGTAGAATATATTCAATTCTTTCTTCGGTCAAAAAATGAGGATGTTCAAACATTAACGTTGAACAAAATTTTGACTCAGCATACTTTTTGAAATTAGGAATTGAAAAAATGTGATATTTTGGATTCTTTGATCGTAACTCTACAAAGTAATTTTCAATATCATTAATATGTTCTACAAAATGTGAACTAATAACAGTGTCATTCTTGTTAATGTAATTTATATTATATTTATCTTTTATAACTTTAACATTTTCATCAACAATTGTTGGGTTTAAATCAATTAAAGTCCAATTAATATTTTTATTAATCAATTTATATTTTTTATATATGTTTCCAGATCCACCGCCTATCTCAACTATATTTTCATATTCATAATTTGCTATTTTTTTAGCAAAATTGTCATTATGTAAATCCCAAGTTTTACCGATTGAAGAATTATGTTGATTTAAATATATTTCTAATGGATCAATGTATGGTAAAAACTCAATGTTATTTTTAATAACAACAATTTGTGCAGGTATTATTCTTTCTCTATTTGGGTCTAAACTTCCTGTCTGCACACAGATGCTTTTTGGAAATTTAAGGTCAGCAATAACTTTCATCTTATATCGTTATAATTTTTTAAAAAATACTCAAGATCTTCAGGCGTTCCAAGACCCCACATCTTTTCAATATTATATGTTCTAATCTTTTTACCATCCGCAATAGCTTCGTTAAACACAGGACATACATAAAACTCATTGTTAACGCGAACGTTTTTATTAATCATTTGTTCTGCATATTTAACATAATCACTACCGTGTCTCCAATAGTATATACCAACTGTAGCAATGTCGCTTATAGGACGTTTTTCGGCGACTTCACTCACATATCCAAGTTCATTTATTTTGGCGTAACTCCATTTGGGGTGTGTAGATTTAAAAGTAAGAATGTTGCCATCCAGATCACCCGTTGTTGATGTATAAATGAATTCCTCACTATTCCACTCTACAAACTGATCACTATTAGCAATGATCAGTGAATCTTCGGTATCAATATATTGTTTTGCCAATAAAGTTGTACAAGCGGCGCCTTCAGTAATACCATCTATCTGTACAATTTCGTTGTTAGGACAAAAATTATTCAGTGTATCTTTTAGGTTATATTTTTCAAAATGACTCTTTTGAACGATAAAGATATACTTAGCTTCCACATTTAAATTGTCAACAACCCACTGAATCATGGGTTTTCCACGAACCTCAATCAGTGGTTTCGGAAATGTATACCCGGCTTTTTCAAATCTGCTTCCAGCGCCAGCCATTGGTATCAATACATTCATTTTTCGTCCTTGCCATTTAGGTCTTTTAATACTTTTGTTTATACAACTTATATGATCCATAATATTTTCGTAAGTTACATCAGTCGGATTATTTACTCCAAACAAATAAGCTCCGCTATCGTTTGCAGCAGTTCTTCCAATCACGCTATCTTCAACAATAAGAGTTTCTTTTGGAGTAGCTCCAGAATTAATCATTGATCTTAAATAAATTTCGGGATGTGGTTTTGGATATTTAACATCTTCATTAGACAAATAAAAGTCAATATATTCCAACAGTCCCAATTTCAAAAGTGTTATCTTGACACTTTCACGAATACTGTTGCTCGCAACCGCTATTTTATATGTAGCTTTTTCTTTTAGTTTTCTCAATACTTCAACAAGTCTAGTATCTGGTTTCAATTCACGCAACATCTGTGAAGTATACAGTTGTTTACGCATCCATATACTTTCAAATTCCATTCCACTCAAACCCTTTTCACGGCTGAGTAAATCTAACTTTTTATGCGTGCTCAATCCATCATACTTAGCTAGATGTTCATCGTAACTAATCTCATATTTTGGATCAACATCATGAAGTGCTTTATTAAAAGCATCATAGTGAAGTTTTTTGGTTTCAACCAAAACTCCATCCAAATCAAAAACAATCAATTTAATCATAAATTATAATAATGATATATTCTGGTGTTTTTTAATAATATTATTAATTTTGGTATAATTGTTTGGATGTTTATCTTTCTAAGGTATTCTTTTAATATTACATGCACAATCCAACAATTTCTATTTTTACAAATTTCAAAATACTCTTCATAAATATTTGAAAATAATTTCATTACAAATGGATTTCCATAATAAACAGTCTCATCAACCCATCCATCTACATACTTATGATATCCTAAATTTTCTGTGTTATACAACTCGGGCCATACAATATTCATTTTTTCATAAACATTTGTATATTCCGATATTGAATGTGTATATACCGCGAGTTTATTATTGTAAACTACCTCATTAATATGTTCCAACGATAATTTATTATCAAATATAATATCCCATCTAACTCTTACAATCAAATCATACTTTATATTATTTAGTTCTTGATATTTTTCAATCAATTTAATACTACGATTGAATTTGTAGAAAACTATCGGAACATTTTTCCAAACACCATTCATCCAATCGTGTTCGGATCTTGAAATATAATCCGGATCATTATTTTTATAAATTATACAAAATTCGGAAAATTTATCGTAATTTTCAACAAATTGAGTGGTGTACTGATTATACGTTTCCACATCAAATATTTTAAAATTAAATAATGTCTCAATAGATTTATAGTCAATATTTGATTCATACCAAGTTGAACAAAAAAAATCAACATTAACGTCATTTAATTCCGAAAATAAAAATTTTATATTTTCAACCACATCATGATTTATTCGTATCTGACCTGTAAATAAAACAGCTATATTCATGATTAAAACCCGAAGAATTCGTTAACAGTCGCATCACTCTCACTTGGATAATCCCACTTCAATATAGAGTAGAAATCGCTTAGTTTGCTATTAAATTTTTGAGGATTGAATATAATATGTAACAACATTTCCAAATGAAATGTCTTTATTTTGTATAACAATTAAATCTTCTATTTTTTTTGTAATCATAACATTAATATATATATTATTAAAACACAGCTTTAATTTTAATTAAAAACTAAAAAACTCGTTTGCTTTTGCATCATTTACAGATGGATATTCCCAACTCAACACATTATAGAAATCCAAAAGTTTCTTCTTCTTGTTCATAAGAAGAGTGAAAGTGTCAACTTCTGGCAACGCACTCTTGGCCTTGATAAACCGGTCCACAAAATCCTTATCAAGTTCAATTTCTGTGCCAAACTCAGGGAGTTTCTTTAAATTCGGAGCAGCAGGAATGACCGACAAATCGGCGGTAATGAATTGTGCATCAGTGGCATCGTCAGAAAAACTAACCGAGGTGATTTTGTCGTCCTTTTTATTAAGTCCGAGTTCTGCGGTGTCATCCAACACCGCTAACATTTTTGACAATCGACTTGTTTCATAGACACCCAATTCACAGGTTTCACCAATCGAATCAAAGTTTGCCACCTCAACTGAAACCAACACGTTCTTTTCTTCGGTTATCGCATTTGTCTTTAAGGTTTTCTTGTCGGAGTCAACTGCCCACTTTACTGAGTTGATGATTCCGTTAAGTGAATATTTTTTAATGAATGTGTCTAAGATTTGTTTTTTCATATTATGTATAAGACTGTTTTTAGGTTATCACAAAGGTATTGAATGTAAACTTATTTTACATCTCAAAGAATTCTTCAGCGGATTTGTTTATTTCGGTCAATTTCAATCCAGTTAGGTCTAATTCGCCCTCTTTACGAAAGACTAAAAGGTATTCGTGAACCTTTGAAGAAATTCTTTTACTGGCGGCCTTACCGGCTTGTAATGCAGCGAAGGGGGAGTTGTTCTTTATAATAATGGTGTCATGGGGAATTAACCCATTCTTCTTAAATATATTAATACTATCGTTGCTAAATTGATGATATCCAGAACCGTCTCTCCAATCACCAACTACCCAACAACAGAACCCACCCGGTTTAAGAACTCTGTATATATTTGATGCACATACACTTATGTTTGTCAAAAACCCGTCATAGCTTTTTATGTCGCTCAACTGTCCAGGAACACTCTCATACTTTTCGATTGAACCATACGGAGGACACGTCATAACCAAATGGGCAAACTCGTCAGGAGTCTCTTTCATAAGACAACCATCGGATAGATATAAAATTGGGTCAACCTTGGCCTTAAAATATTGTTTCTGACTTCGGGTGTATGTCATTGGAGAAATTTCGTAACCGACATACTTCCGATTTAACTTTGAAGAAATTATTGCTCGTGTAGCTCTGCCAGCAAATGGGTCAACTATGTTTGCGTTCTCCAAACTCCAATACTTGACAATGAACTCACAGATGGCACTGCTAAATTCACTCATTCCAAGGCCGGCTAAGTATTCACAGTCGTCCGACCTGCGTTTTTCAGATTCGTCTTGTTCAAAATAAGCACACTCCCATTTATCATCATTTAAAAACGCCATTACAGACAAAGGAAGAACTCCAAACTGGGTCATAACCTTTACATCATCGTGAAAAGGTAAAAGTTTCTTATATTTCATACTCAAAATCCAAAAAATTCTTCTGCCTTTCTACTCTCTGGAGTTGGATAATCCCACTTCAATATAGAGTAGAAATCGCTTAGTTTGCTATTAAATTTTTGAGGATTGAATATAATATGTAACAACATTTCCAAATGAAATGTCTTTATTTTGTATAACAATTAAATCTTCTATTTTTTTTGTAATCATAACATTAATATATATATTATTAAAACACAGCTTTAATTTTAATTAAAAACTAAAAAACTCGTTTGCTTTTGCATCATTTACAGATGGATATTCCCAATTCAATACATCATAGAAATCTTTTAATTTACCTTTAAGTTCTTGTTCGTACATAGCAGTTCTATCTACATACTTCTCAATGAACTCAAGAATTTCATCCGGATCTGTACCATCCGCTTTCAAAGCAATACCTTCAGCACCATACTCATTCTGTTTAAGATATACCCACTTAATCTTTTGGCCATGAAGAATCTTAGGTGTATTCCTAGTCAAACCAAACTGTTCAAGTAAATCATTATAGAATATAGCTGCTTTAGCTTGTGCGGGTGTGCCTAACACATACTTAAACGGACTACGACTCTTGGGAGCATATTCTTTCTTACCATCTTGACTCTTAAACTTTACACTAGTGTTCTTTGCAATCTCAATCACATTAAACGTAGGCAAATCTTCTACCAACTTCAAAATATTAGCATCAATCTTTTCTTTATCAACTTTACGAAGAATATCTTGTAAGAATTGTTCCATAAACTTACGGAATCTAAGTGGGAAAGATGTTCTAACAACGTCAATACCCTTGACTTCAAGTTCATCACATTCAATACCACCCGTATTAATGATAAACTGAGCATATCGTTTCTTAGCCAGCCAAAAACTGGTCTTGGCAATAACCTCTTGTTTTGCATCAAAACGATGTTTGACCACATTAAACATTCTCTTTGCCATAATATTGAATGTATCATTTACATGATTTTGAGCTTCTGTACAAACTTCCAAAATAGCTTTGGTCATTTGTTTCTCATTGTTTACATCAATATCAGGCATCGTTTTCTCGATAATAGGCAGTGCGCTAACAAAACAACTATTATGAACCAAAATATCATTAGCAAAAAATGTATGTGGTGTGTCTCGCATACCAACGTCGTAAAAATCTTCTTGAACTTCACCTAAAGGTTCTACGGATTCAATTTCGTCAATAATATAATTCATTTTATGAGATAGTCAAAAGTTTCATTTATTAATTTATTGATATCTTTCAACAAATCGAAATTATTTTATCGTTTTTCTTTAAATCTTTTGTAAGTTTTTTAACAAGTTTGTCATTTTCTAAAATCATAACCGAATGATCCTCAGTAACGATAATACTTTTTCCAGTTTTGGTTTTAATTTTATACGAAATTTTTTTAACATTATGTTTTTCTATATAATCTACATTGCCAAACTTTACAATCTTTTCAGTTTCATCGTAATAAGGCATCTTCAAATTATTTGGAAAAATAAATTTTTTTCCAAGAATATCTTCAATATATTGAACATCTTTATTCATCGAAAGATTATTAAATAAATCACAAATTTTAATATCACCATATAAATCGGTCTTAACTAAGCTATCAGACGCAACTGAATCTGTGTCTACATATATAACATAATCTTTATTCTCAGTCTCGTTGAGAGTTCTCTTATAATACTGATTAATAGCTTTATTAGCAGTTTTAATAATATCCTGACCCGTCAAAGTAACAGCGCTCGCATTATCCTTGTCATAAAATCTGAAAATTGGTAGACCCAATACACCATAAATTGAATTGAGAAGTACTTTTTGTACTTTTTGTCTTTGATCGTAGAACTCATACTTTTCCCATTCTTTTGCATCACCGTGTTTCTTGGCTTGTTTTCGCAGTTCTTTTCGTTCATCGAACCATTTGACTAGAATTTCAGGTATGACGCCTTGATAATCTTGTTTATACATAACACCGTTACTAGCAATACTATACTGTGATTTTTCAAGCAACTGTTTAAATTCGTCTTTTGTATAAGAAGCACTACCAACTTGAACAGTTTCCACTTCATTCTTTATAAACTTTTCTGGATCCCAATTCTCAGCCTTTGCCACTTTCGTTTCGGGACTAATATTCAAACTAATAATAATATTTGGATACATAGAAGTAAGATCCAAGTCAAAGACCCAATCATACCGGCCAGGCACAGGATCTTTTACATAAGCACCTTCAAATCCTTCTTCGCCTTGTTCCATCTGATTTTCATATTCTTCACGTCCATCTACGGGCTTATTCTTAGCAACTTGTCCTTTACGACGAAGATACATAAGAATTGCACCTTCAATGAAACGTGAACTCATCGTAAAACAATCATACGGAACGTGTCCTTTGTGACATATAGCCCTAACTTGTTCAATAAACTGAAGCTTTTTTTCCAACGCAACAATAATTTTAACGTCATTGAGATTATATTCAATATAACGATTGATATCAGCTTTATACAAATCATCAAGACTACCTTTATAAGTAATCTTCTCCAACCCAACAACTTTCTTACCAATCGCACCCAAAGCATAACTAGGTTCTTGTTTAATATTCCACTTCTTGTACAAAACCATGTAGTCAATAAATGATATACCAGCTACAACTATCTTTTTACTCCAATCGTTTCTATAACAAACTTTGATGGGAGAAAGTCTTTTGGCTTCACGATCATCAAATACCCGTTTAATTCTATTAAACAAATAAGGAGTATCAAATTCATCAATATTCCATCCAGTGGCAATAGTTGGTTGTATCTCTTCCCATTTAGTTAGAAAATGACTCAACAAACTTTCTTCATTTGTAAAACTACGTACTTCTACATTATCCTTCTTGTATTCTTGTAGACGATCATCCTTATCCAAAATAAATGCAGTATATTGTTCAGTTGTAGCATCGTACAAAGCAATAGCTGTAATTTCCTTATCAGCTTCATCAACCTTTGGAAACCCACCTTCAGTACTTACTTCGATATCGTAATAAACTAACCTATGACCCGTAGAAGGTTCGTCACTATCTTCATATGCGTCGATCAAGACGCGTGTGGTGTCTGGAACGTCACTTTCAAATAGCGAAGGATCTTTGGGATTAAATTTATAAACTTTTTCAAGTTCATCTCCATAAATACTGCGATACATACCACCAGTACGCTTACGATAAGCATATGGTCGATATGGGAACTTTATGTAACCTTTTTGATCGTCCCATAGATGAACAGTATTGTCTTTTTTAGAAATAAAGATAGTTTGATACATTATAAAATTATATACGCAACTTGTTAAGAAGTCCATCAAAAAGTGCATGGTGTTCTTCTTTTATTTTAGTTTTACAATTAGTAAGCTTATCCATTAACTTTCTATGGTTTATTGATGGAAATAAAGACGGTTCTAAATCATAAGATTGCACAATTTTAGGTTCAACTAAATTAATGCACCCCCACAATAAAACAAGTTCATCTTCAGATAATGATTTAAGTTGTTCTAGTTTCATTTCATAATATATATTTACATTAAAATGTTATGATAACAGACAAAGTTAAAAATACAATTGATTATTTGTTGTTGAACGAATATATAATAAAAAGTACTTATATTCAACAAGTAAAAGAAGAATTTACTTTATTGGCATATTTTTTAGCATCATTTAAACCAAACAATATATTAGAAATTGGATGTAAAGGTGGAACTTTTTACATCACCGCATACAATGGGAATATATAAAGAACACTATGGTGGAATAGGATTGTGGCAGCCATAATTACTTTAATTTAACACCAAATACATTTGTGTTATAATTTACAAACAGCGTATTATCCAATTTACCTTGGACGTTTGTTAAATTATTTTTATGAAGTTTTAATTCATCTTCATCTACTTCTTTTATACTAAACGAATTTCCGTTTGATTTTAACGATCCTTCTTTTGGACTTAATGTAATCTGGGGAGTTACAACTAAATAATCTCCGGATTTCAATTCTTTTTTCTTCTTGGAAGATTTAACATCTGTTACCAACACGTTACCTTCTTCTACGTATACCTGTGTGTATTTATCCCCAGATTTTATAAACAATTTTGCTTTGTCAAAAGATATGTTTATCATAGATGTACCTATAATATTTTGATTAGTACATTCACTCACAACATATATTTCTCCGTTAATAGACATATTAAACATAGACTCCTTAACATGTGTCACCGAAGGTAATTTAAAATCATTAATGTATTTAATATCATCTCCAGTAAAGTATGCGGATGTAGATTCTTGTTGTTGAACTATAATTCTATGTGGTAATACGTATACACTAACTCCATTTGTATTATTTACTATACTCAAATTATTTTTTAATGAATATGTTTTGCCCGTAATATTTTCTAGAACATTAAGCTTGTTATTGATAACATCTGAAATTTCAGCCGTTTTATCAGATTCATATAAAAATAAATCGTTTGCAATTAACACGGATGAACTTAATAAAATTAATAGTAGTTTCTTCATATACTAATAAGTAGTTGTTATAAATTGACTGATTCTAATTATAGAGTATCATATGAAAATGGAGACTCAAGAAATAAAAAAGAATCGTGTAAGTTTTAGTCAATACTCGACATTTTTGAAATGTCCACATAAATGGTACTTAGACTATGTAAAGAATCTTCGTGAACGAGATGATAGTATTCACACTACATTTGGTACGGCGATACATCACGCATTTCAAACATATTTAACTGCGTTATATAAAGAAAGTGTATCGGCTGCGGATTCACTCGATGTTAAAAAGTTATTCTTGGATAAATTCACAGAAGAAGCTAAAAAGATTAAAAATCTTGACGGCCAAGAATTTACAGATTTTACATTTGATGGACATGATATCATCGATACATTTTTGAAGTCTTCAAATAGAATTAAACATTTTCCCAGCGACCAATACGAATTAATCGGCATTGAAATTCCTTTAGAAATCTCAATTAAAAACAATGTTGAGTTTGTTGGTTTTATCGATATCGTACTCAAGGAAAAAAATAAAGAAAATTATCGTATCATCGATTTTAAAACTTCATCAAATGGTTGGAACAAATATCAAAAAGAAGATGAAAGTAAATATGCACAGCTGCATTTGTATAAAAGTGTGTATAGTAAAAAATTTAATGTTCCACTAACCAATATTGATGTTGAATTTTTTATCGTAAAACGAAAATTATTTGAAACTGCAGCGTTTCCTCAAAGTCGTATACAAATATTTAAACCAGCAAGTAGTTCACCGGTAATAAAAGAATCGATTGGTAACTTTATACAATTCTTGGATCACGGATTCAATTCAGATGGATCATATAATATTAATAATTCTTATCCAAAAATTCCAGGTGATAGAAAGAAGAACTGCAAGTATTGCATTCACTATAAGAAAAATTGTGACGCAAAAGCCGACAAATTATAAATATAATTAACATATGTACATATGTAAATATATGTATATGTACATATGTTATGGATCAATTTGTTACAACAGTAAAACTTAATCAAGAATTGTACAATCAATTCAAAGAAATTAATATACGAGGTAAAATATCTTTTCAAGATTTTGTAAATAAATGTCTAGAAAAATATTTGACAGATACAGATTTTCAAACCGAAATAAGTGAGAGTGTTTGTACTAAGCTAAGTCACAATGCTCCATTTTCATTATCATCTGGAGGATTTAATAAATGAAGAAAAAGAAAATACTCTTATTAAGTGACGATGATTTAAGTAAGATTTTTCTTATTTAATCTTAGATATATAATATATATTAGATATGAAAGATGATAAATGGTCTATACAAATATCAAAAAAATTCAAAATAATATTAAAATCGTTCTGCGATGATAATGGTTACAAAATGAATAGATTTGTGGAAAATGCAATTTTAACAAAGATTAGCGGAAGCATTAAAAAATGAGTAATTGTCTAATAAAATGTGAATTGTGTGGTCTAAATATGAAAGACCGTTTAAATGGTTCTCATTTAAAAAGAATTCATAATATATCATTAGAAGATTATATTAATAAATTTCCAACATCTAATATTGGGAAAAGAAATCCAAATATAATAACATATACTTGTAAAAATTGTAATAAAAATATAAAGGGTTCACAATCTTTGTCACGACATATAAAAACACATAAAGAAACTTTAGAATCTTATTACATAAAATACTATTGCAATAATATTGCGCCTTTGTGTAAATGTGGTTGTAATACCAAATCTACATTCAAAAATATAAAAGATGGATTTCACGATTACATTCACACTCACTCATCTTTATTTATAAAAAACAATGAAGAATATAAGAAACGAAAATCATTTATATCGTGGAATGTGGGATTGACAAAAACTAACGATGTTCGGGTAAATAGAAATGCGGAGTCTATCAAAAAATCTTGGAATCACGAAAATCTTAAAAAAAGAAGTGAGTCGTATAAACAGACAATGTTAAAAAAATATGGCGTAAAAAATGG